AGGAGATGTGTCAAAACTCCCCTTTTATTGAAATCACCCTCGCTACAACACCTGTGGCGAGGGTAACTTTTATTACGCAATTCATTGTCCCCTATTCTTTATCATCTTCATGCTTTGAAGGATTAATCTTTTTTTCTTTGATACTTATTCGTTTTTGCCTTATGGAATAATCGGATTTTTTGTATTTTTGTTTTTTGCTTATAACCCAGAGAAAAATATCCATGAAGAAAATGCGTTTATTGCTTATTTGTGCAAGTATATTGATAACCACAGGAAGTTTCTTCTCGTGTGGAGATGAGAAAGATGTATCTTTATACCTTCAAGCTGACTCGCTAAATCAGGTGGCTTACAAATTGCGTTACAAAGATTTAGAAACTTCTTGTAAAGCCGCCCATGAAGCATATCGTTTTTCTTTGGGAAACTCTTCTTTGCGTGCCGAAGCACTAAACAACATGGGATTTTGTGCCTTTATTCACATGGATTTTGAAACGGCAGAAAAATTCTTTCAACAGGTTTACGAAACCACGACCAATGAACTTGAGTGCCTGATAGCCGATATTGGTATGATGAAAATTTGTCAGCGTACGGCCATGAACAAAGAATTTTATGATTACCGCAACAGTGCTTTACGTCGTATGAAGCGTATTAACGATGACCGTTCTGCCATCACCGAGCCCATGATATTAGAACGTTTGAACTATGCACATTCGGAGTTTTCAATTGCATCAGCCATTTACTATTATTATCTACAGCAAGAGCAACAATCTTTAGAAGCTATAAATGAAATTAAAGTCGACGAAGGATTGGAGCGCGATACGGCACAACTTCTCTACTATTATTACATGAAAGGCTCAGGAGGTATGTATGAAGCACCTACACAGGAAGAAGTTGTATTGGGTGAATTTAATTATTTAGTAGATTGCTTGCGTATCAGTCACGATTTAGGGTATGTATACTTTGAAGCTAATGCTTCGCAAGCAATGGCGGAATTACTGAAAGAGAAGAAAAATTATGATTTGTTGATGGCACGCCGCCCCAGTGTGATGAGAGGTATTAATACAGAAGATTTACCATGGGAAGAATTGGTGATGTCTTTTGCCGGAAACGCCCTACAGCTATTTAAAACATACGGAGATTTATATCAGATATCGGGAACTTATCGTACTCTGGCTTCTTGTTGCAATGAGCAAGGAAGATATGAGGAAGCATTAAATTATCTATCCGAGGCGTTAGGATATGTAAACCGCCACCATGAAAAATTCTATCATTGTACGGATACGACAGACCGCCTTCGCCCCTATGTTCCGATGGCATCCACTTCCATCGAACTTCAATGGATTAATGATGGCGGTATCAAAACTGTTCCCGAATGGATTGCCCGTTTTCGTGAACAACTCAGTGTAACTTATGCCGCTCTGGGAATGAAACCAGAATCTGATTATAACAGAAATATTTACCTTGACATACTTGATTATACACGTCAAGACAAAGAACTGGAAAGCCGCTATGTTGCATTAGAAAAAGAATCCGAGCAATTAACCGGCTTATTGGCTGTTGTCATTATCGGAATTATAGTATTGATTGTATTATTCTGGATACTAAACAAACGCTGGAAAGTTCGCAATACTTTATATATTGCCAAGTTGAAACACACTCTCGATATTTGTAGAAAGATTACGGCTTCCGTGCCTTCGGATGCAAATGAAGTGGATGATGTCATAAGGGCCATGCACACTGCAATAGGCAAAGATATCCTGCAATTGATAGGAGCCTCACAATTACAGATTATCGTTTACGAAAGCGACATGGAACAGCCGATGCGATATGACGGCATTTGTACCCGGTTTATTCTAAGTGTTCCCAGCAAAGAGCAACCGTTAGGAGAAATAAACTTATATTCTTCACAGAAAATGAAAAAGGATGACAAGGATTTGATGAGAGTTATAATTCCTTATATATCATGGACATTAGAAAACGGACTGGCTTTCATTTCATTGGGTGATGAACGCAAGCGGCTGGAAAAAGAACAATATATACACGAACAACATTTGGCGGAAAACAAACGGCAGAATCTGGTAAAAAAGGCATGCCTCTTCATAGTTACGGGTATTATGCCTTATATCGACCGTATTATAAATGAGACACATAAACTTACAGCGAACAACTATATTGACAATGAAGATATTAAGAATAGTAAATATCGCTATATAGACGAATTGATAACCCGCATCAACGAGTATAACGACATCCTTGCCTTATGGATAAAAATGAAGCAGGGAACACTGAGCTTAAGTATTGAAAATTTTGAATTAAATGATTTATTTAAGGTCTTAGTTAAAGGAAGAAAGACCTTCGAGATGAAGCAACAAACATTGACGGTCATACCAACTGAGGCCGTAGTTAAAGCAGATAAGGCACTAACACTCTTTATGATTAACACCTTAACGGAAAATGCCCGTAAGTATACCCAACAAGGAGGGATAATTTCCGTATATGCAGAAGAGACAGAAAATTACATAGAAATATCGATTCAAGATAATGGTTCGGGGCTTTCTGTAGAAGACAAAGAACGAATACTGAGTGAAAAAGTATATGATTCCGGGAAAATTGGTTTACAAAATGCAGAAAATGCGACAGAACTTCAAAAGAACAAAGGCCATGGATTCGGATTGATGAATTGCAAAGGCATTATCGATAAATATAGAAAAACGAACGATATCTTTCGAATATGTACATTTAATATTGAAAGTGAACTGGGTAAAGGCAGTCGCTTTTATTTTCGTCTCCCTAAAGGGGTACGAAAAATGCTGATGCTAATTCTTATATCTACCCTATCGCTATTGACCGGTTGTGGAGAAAAACATTTGGAACGTCAGGAAGCAATGACGCCGGAGGATTCCATCCAACGCTATGACAGATGGTTGACGGCAGCAAATGAATATGCTTATGACGTATATAATTGCAATATCGAAGGACTTTACCAACAAGCCTTATCATATGCCGACAGTGCTTTATTTTGCCTGAATGCCCACTATAAACAATACTCCCATCAAACAACACCTTTATTGAGATTAGAAGGCGAAGGAACTGCAGCCGAACTGGAGTGGTTCAATAATCATTTTGACACGGATTATTATACCCTGCTAGACGTACGTAATGAATCGGCTGTGGCATTTTTGGCATTGGGTCATTTGGATGCTTATCGATACAACAACAATGCATATACAGCTCTTTATAAACAGATTAGTGAAGACACTTCTCTTGAGGAATATTGCCGGCAAATGCAACTGTCGGCAAATAATAAGATTGTCGCTATCATTCTTTGTATCGTCATATTGATGTTATTGCTGATAGGTTATTATTTGCTCTATTTTCGCCATCGTTTGATGTATAGATATAATTTGGAGCAAGTTCTTGAGATAAACAAGCAGGCCTTTACAGGGTCATTATTGACCGGACAGACCGACAAAGACATTGCAGAATGTTTAGTCAACGCCATGTTTGAAGGAATGGATGAATTGATTGCCATTGATATACTCGGCATAGCCGTTTATAGTGAAGACAGTCATAATTTGAAATACGGTTTTTCTTTATCAGATGAAGAAAACGAAGATATGCGCGAACTTATGGCACGTTGCTTTGAAACGCAGACGATATATTGGACGGAGAAAAATCGCATTAAATGCCTCCCTTTGTGGGTGGAAACCGGAGGAGAGAATCGTTGTACCGGTGTGCTGGCCTTAAAATGTTCATTTGACAGCGAGCGCGAAGATGACCGTTTAATGGTAGAGTTGGTAGCCGGATATGTCGCTATAATCGCTTATAATGCGGTAGTACTGATGGCACAAAAATATCGTGATATAGAGACAGCTCAAGACGATGCTCGTCGGGCTATCCGCGAAGAGAATCAGCTTCATGTACAAAATTTAGTTTTGGACAACTGTTTGTCCACCATCAAGCATGAAACTATTTATTATCCCAATAAAATAAAACAGATTATTGACAAACTAAACAATGAACCGGTGCATGAAAACGAGAGAAAACAGATAGAAACCATAAACGAGCTAATCAGCTATTATAAAGATATTTTCACGATATTAAGTTCCTGTGCTGCCCGTCAATTAGAGGAAATAACTTTCAAGCGCGGCATTGTGAAGGCTCAGGATTTAGCTGATTATGCAAAACGTTACATGAAACGTGCAGGAAAGCGACTTCTTTGTAAAGTGGAGCTAAAAATAGAAGTGGAAAATGTTTCAATGCTTGGAGATATGATTCAATTAAAATATATGCTTGAAAATTTAATAGATGAAGCTTTGTCTTATGAAATTGACGGAAGTCTATACCTACATATATATAAGGATAAAGACTTTGTCAGGTTCGACTTTATAGACCAGCGTCGCGATAAGACTCAAGAAGAACTGAATCAACTATTCTATCCACATTTATCACGAATGAAACGTGGTAGCGAAGGAGTGCTGACAGGTACGGAATATTTAATATGCAAACAAGTAATCCGTGACCATGACGAGTTTGCAGGCCGGCGTGGTTGCCGTATTAATGCCCAGCCGGTAAGCAATGGAGGTTTTATGGTATGGTTTACTATTCCCGCAAAATAACAATAATGAAATATAATAAATCAAGACAATATGGAAAGCAAGAAATTTAAAGTTATAATTGTTGAAGACGTTAAGTTAGAACTAAAAGGTACTGAAGAGATATTCAGACACGAAATTCCTAATGCCGAGGTGATTGGTACAGCTATGACTGAAAATGAATTTTGGGAACTTCTTAAAGTACATACTCCTGATATGGTATTACTCGATTTAGGACTGGGGGGATCCACTACCATAGGAGTAGATATATGTTCTTCTTTGCGGAAGAATCACCCTGAAATAAAAGTACTTATATTCACCGGTGAGGTATTAAATGAAAAGCTTTGGGTAGATGTTTTGAATGCCGGTGCAGATGGCATTATTCTCAAAACAGGCGAGCTTCTGACAGCGACCGATGTGCAAGCCGTAATGGATGGTAAGAAATTTGTATTTAATTACCCCATACTTGAAAAAATAATAGAACGCTTCAAACAGTCTGTCGCGCAAGAGCAACGTCGTCAGGAAGCTATCATCAATTATGATATTGATGAATATGACGAACGTCTTCTTCGTCATTTAGCACTAGGGTATACCAAAGAAATGATTACAAATCTAAAAGGTATGCCTTTCGGTGTAAAATCAATAGAAAAGCGCCAAAACGAACTTATTAATCGCTTGTTTACTCTTGATGAGCGAAGTGGTGTCAACGCGTGCCGTCTCGTAACACGTGCTTTAGAGTTACGTATCATTGATATTGACAATTTAGAGCCGGATGAAGAATAATTACTATTTTCCCCATGTAGCTACATTATTCTTTTTATTGACAGTAATAGTGGCATTGGTCTCATGGATAGGCAGTATTTATGGACTTGGTACTGTGCAAAGCCTGCTTAGTCCGGAAGGTATCCGTTGGGAACTTAGACATATTACAGGTAATTATGTTAAAACTCCTGCCTTGGGGATTGTAATGATTTTATTCTTTGGTCTTGGAGTAGCATATTATAGTGGCATGGCTAATGCCATTGGCAGGATTTTGAAGAGAGGAAAGCAGTTGACGCGAAAAGAAAAGCGTGCCTTACTGTTTTCTGCCTGTATTTTGTTTATCTATTCGTTGATAATCATCATGACTACTTTTGCTCCTTGGACTATATTGCGAAGCATTACCGGTTCCATAGAGAATTCACCTTTTCAACAAGGCATATATTATCTTATTTCATTCGGGATAGGTTTATCAGGAGTAGTTTTTGGCTATACTTCCGGGCGCTTTCGTAATGACAGAGATATAATTCAAGGAATGACTTTCTTGTTTATTCGCTTTGCCGATTACTTTGTTATTTTGTTTTTTATTGTTCAGTTCTTCTCTTCGTTGCTATATACTAATTTGACTGAATGGATTGGAATAGACTCAAACATAGTGGTTTACGCCTATCATATTTGTTGTTTTATTCCTTTTATCGGGATGTTAAATAGAAAAAAGTGAGTTATGAGAGAAAAAAAACTCTGATATTTTTGGAACTTTTGATAAAAGCTATTACCTTTGCACCCGCAAACAAGGATGGTTCCGTAGCTCAGCTGGATAGAGCAACGCCCTTCTAAGGCGTGGGTCCTGCGTTCGAATCGCAGCGGAATCACGAAAGGCGGTTACTTCGGTAGCTGCCTTTTTTGTTGTATATCAGTTGGTTATAATGTAATTGGTTGAATAACAGTTATTTAGGTGGATGATGTATTAACATTTATTATTGCACAATAATGAATGAGATTGCACCAATATGATGTAAATATTCTACCTTTGTTCTACCGAAAACGGATTGTTCTACCAAAAGTGTTCTACCAAAAGTGTTCTACCTGATATTAAAAAAACCGTGAATCTATGCGATTAGAACTTATGACCCATGTTCTAAAAACTTGAAGTTATGAAGTATCCAACCATGAGATTTGTGTTCGACCGCAAAAAGCTGGCGACCAAACAGAAAAAAGGTCTTGTTCAGATTGAAGTCCTTTCTGAACGTAAGAAGAAGTATATAAGCACTTCGGTGAAGTTGTATTCCGACCAATGGCATGAAAAACGAAAGGTCATTAACTCTGTCAACTCGATAGAGCTTAATGCCCTTCTTGACGGACAGATGGCCAACCTACAAAAGTTCGTTCTTGAGCTTGTGCACAACAACCAGCCTTTTGACTTTGAGAAGCTGGATGCCTTCTTGGAGAAATCCACCGTTTCCAAATCATTCATTGATTTTGTCCGAAACCGAATACACGAACGCACGGACATAGAAGAAAGCACCCGAAAACAGCATAGAACTTTGCTGCAATCGCTTGAAAAGTTCGGGAAGATAAATTATATGGATGACCTGACAAAGGCAAATATTACGCTTTACAATGAGTTCCTGCACCAACAGGGAATTAGCCAGCCTACGATTTATAACTATATAAAAAGGCTCAAAGTTTATATCGGAGAAGCCATGAAGTTCGGAATGCTTGAAAATAATCCTACTATTGGACTTCATTTTGAACGTGGCAAATTTGAGAAACGGAAGTACCTGACGGAAAAGGAACTTGAAACAATCCGTTCATGCAAGATTAATGTGCCGTCAATAGACCGTGTGCGTGATTTGTTCCTGTTTCAATGCTACACCGGACTTGCATACGCAGATTTTGAAAAATTCGACTTTGAAAAGGACGTAGAAGAACGTAACGGTAAGTATATCATTGCGGACAGACGGAAGAAAACCAATGAGGATTACAAGATAGTACTGCTTTCTCCGGCAATCGAGATATTGAAGAAGTATGACTACAAGCTCCCTGTAATCACCAATCAGAAATATAATGTTTCGTTGAAGGTGGTTGCCCAGTACGCAGGGATAGACAAGAATATCACTACCCACATGGGTAGGCATACTTTTGCCGTGTTTGCCCTGAATAACGGTGTTCCTATTGAAATAGTGTCTAAGATGTTAGGGCACACGAACATCCGGACAACGCAGATTTATGCAAAGGTATTAAATTCAGAAGTTGAAAAAGGGTTTGACCTTTTGGAGAGAAAGATTAAGAAATAGCAAATTAAAGCCCCACCGAATTATTTTAGTTCAGTGGGGCAATTCTTTTATTAAAAAATCGGGGCTTCTACGAGTGCAAATATAACAAACAATTCATTACCGAAAAAGTTTTGGAGATAATTTTATATTCGGAATCTTAGGAGATTTCCCATCACACATACAACATACCACATTGACCACTGTTGTATGTGTTATGTCTGTCAAATATTGTCTATCACTGCAACCATTTCCAAATCAAAGAAAAGGATACGTGTACCATCATTGCATATACCGTATTGAGAATTGGGCCGTTCATCGGTCCATCCGTTTTCTAAAATTACTAAATCAACCACTTTATTGATTATATCTAAAGGAATAAGATTCACCTCACGATTGATAAAGTTTCTGAGTTCTTCTAAAGTTTCCATACTTTTTAGTTCTCTATAAAATCAATCCTACAATTAAGTGCTTGCCCTATCCTTGCAAGGATATCTATGCCGGTACTGTACTTGCCTAACTCTATCCTGGCAATATGACCTGAGTCTACTCCGGATAATTCAGCCAACCTTACCTGAGACAGCCCTTTTTTCTTCCGAAGCTCAGCTATACGCTTGCCAATACGTTCGCGGTCATTCATGATATATAATCTATGTCGCTCAGATTAATAGGGTAAATATCGTAAGTTACCACCTGCTCAATTTGTCCGGAAGCATTCCGCCTGTTGAGAGTTTGAGCGATTAACTGACAACCATAAGAGTCACACAAGCTAATCAACTTAACAGACGGTTTGTCAAAAACTTGTATCAAGTTGAATCTCTTATCCTTATTGATACGGTAAGAAAACATAGAGGTCATTTCCGCATTAATACCTAATTCCTTGATTTTACTGTATAATTCCGTAGTCTTCATAGTCTTATGCTTTATAACATTAAAAATTGCTTGTTTATTAATTCAAAAATACATACCTTTGCACCGGATGTCAGAAATGATATTGGTCGCCTTCGGGCGTGGATTGAAACGACATTATAAATGTCATTGTGATTTAAACCACATTTAATATTAGGGCATCGAAGAAATTCGTTGCCCTTTCTTATAATACATAAATTTACTTTTCCCAAATTGGTTTGTAAAAGCTAAACTTATCATTATCTCTATTGTAATGGACATAGCTGCTCTTTATCACATTAGAATCTTTCTCTATGGAATATAGAGCATCTCCGTAAGAATCATTTTTTTGAGCCATTTCTTTAGCTTCTTCCACTGCTATTTTTCTGGCTTCTTGTAGAGTGTTGGCCTTTAAATTTTTGTTTTCGCTTAACCCTTCTATATATATTGTATATCTCATAATCTTATGCCGCTTATCCGTTGCCGCCGGTTCTATTGTACAAAGTTATCTTTTATAAATGAGTAATTCGTTTTATGAAGCATGTTTTAAAGCATACTTTTAGCGTATTCCGCACGTCTGTTTATCTTCGTGCGCAATGCGGTGAGGCGGTTTCTCGTAAATGGCAAACCTAATTTTGTGGTATGCCCCATCGCATTTAGTTTGTCGGCTAACTTATCAACGTCTTGCGGTGTATGGCAGTCTTGCAGCATTACGGCAATTGTTCGGTTGATACTATCGTTCATCGCTTCTTTCCTTCTCTTCTCTCCGTTGGCTTTGCCGCCTTTGCTTTGTCCCTTGACGTTTCCTCCCAAAGATGTACACCAGTTGCCTGACTTGGAGATAAAGCCACCTTCTTCTTCAATTTTGCGCTTTTGAACAGCTAAAGCCGCCTTTGTTCGAATAGAAACAAGCATAGCTTCTCTTTCAGCCAAAGCAAAGAACAAAGTAAGGGTAAACTTGTCCGTATGCGGAATATCGCAAAAGTAAATCTTGCCTTCACCCATCTCGTCATATATTTGCAGGGCTTCAATCGTATTCCTAAATCGGTCAGACTTTGCAATTATAAGAATTGCGTCATTCGCCTTTGCAAATTCAATCGCCTTTCTTAATTCGGTACAACCGTTCAAATCCTTACCAGTGTAAACCTCGCAAAAATCGGCTATCAGTTCTCCGTTTTCAACATTTACGAAATGGCTTATTATATCCCTTTGGGCTTCAAGTCCAAGAGTTGATTTACCTTGCTGCTTGGTGCTGACCCTTCGCCAGCTTACAAACTTTTTCATATATTTTCGTTTTTAAGTTAATAATAATTCGTTGAACTCGGTTTTCTGTGAGATTTCAAAAGCCGTCATGCCCCGTAATCTCCTTCAATGTTCCGCAGATTAACCAAATTATAACCAGTAAAAAAAACATAGTTCGTTCCTCCTTTTTTAAATTATTACTTATCCATTGCTATTGCTTACCCGGCAGCCGTGTTACTGCCGGGGTGTCATACATGAGAGATATGTTGGCAAAAGCCCCAACAATGTATCTATGCTAATTGTGGCAATATATTCTTGTTTTTCTCAAAGTAGGCAAACAGTACGTTTTTGCGCTTGTCTGTCAGTTGTCGGCTAATAGGTTGCTTGTCGCTTTCCGAAACTCCGTACACGCCTATTCCCCCGCTTGTCATCATTGCCCCTATCGCTGCACCATCGGCAAACCGTTCGGCTGCCTCTTTGTTTTCAAAACATCCGTTCCACTCGCTTACAACTCGGTTGTTGTTCACGAAATAAAATTTGTATTCCATATCTTTATAATTTTAGTTTGTAGTTCCCGGCGGCGGTGTCGCTCCGCTTGTTGTTCTCCACGCCGGAATAGTTGGTTAATCAATGCACACGAAAGTAACCCGCCTAACCTCTTTTCTTATCCTCGCATTGATATTTTCGTACAAATCAATCGGGTCTCTTTTGTCTGATTTAGAAACAGTATGCAAATGGCCATCAGCACGTAAAACGGTATCACCTACATTTATTTCGCTTATATGCTTTAATTCTACTACGCAATTAGGGTAGTTGTCTATTTCCGCAACTTGGTCGGGTGTGTAATTTGTTTCGCGATTATATCCGCATGATAAATAAACTTTTCTCATATTCGTTTTAATTTAATTCGGTTAATACTTTTATTGTCTTTCTCTTTTTCGGGGCGTGTAGGGGCTGAAATTAGCTCAATCACACGTTAAAAAGGTGTACACGTTTCGGCAATGTTTCGCCTACCTTATATATTGATACGCTTTTGTCGCACAAATTGCCAACCCGAACGACTAAATTAAAATCGTGCAAGGCTTTTCTTGCGCTTGCTGGTTAGGTTACTCTTGTTTCTCCGTCTTTTCTTTCAATCTTAATATAATACATTGCTTTCATATTAATTCCCTCCTATTATCTTAATTCTCTAAATGATACCGTTTCAAAGTCGCTTTTTACAACCTCTATTTGTATAGGCTTTACAAATCGGTTTAACTCCTTGCGAATATCTTTCATTTGTTCAAACGGTACGGTTACAATATTTCCGGCAACTAACAAGTTGCGCAAAATGTTGTTTAATTCTTCTTGTTTCATGATTTTTAATTTTATTGGTTTATAATAGCAGCCGTGGCAAGCTCCGACCTTGCAGTCCTTTCGGGTAGTCCATTTATCACGGCTTTCGCTTTCGTTAGTCACTTATATAAGACCACGCTAGTATATTCTTTAATCCGTTCCGCTTCAGGTAGGAGTTAAGCCGTTTAATTAGCTTGTTCCGTTCGTTTTCCAACGCGGAAAGTATTAATGCCCTGTCTTCATCGCTGCAAGTGATATTTATTTCCCTTTCATGTTTAAATCTGATTTCATTTTCAAAATCATACAAGGGGCGCACAACAGGCGACCATACATTAAGAAGCGGAGAACCTGTATAACTTTCGGGGCGCAACATTAATTGCGTGTATTGCTTCCACTCGCAGGCGTCCGCAGGCTTGCCGGTTTTTACTATCGTTATAATATCGTCTATCTCTTTAAGATTTTCATTCATAAAAAAATTAGCGTCGTTATATGCTCTAGTTACTTCGTCCTCAGCGTCGCTTATTTCCTTGTCGGTGGCGTACGCGTTTTGACCGCATCCAAAACAAAAACGCGTTTTAATCTTCGGCTTTTCAAAGGCGAACAGTTTGCCGCCTGTAAGTTCGTAAACCTCGGACACTTTTTTATTAAAGTATTCCATCATGTGCGAATCATCGCCCCAAGCCTTTGCAATTTCTTGCATATAGGCGTTTTTAAGTACGTTATTAGCTCTCATATTCTTGCTTTTTGTTGTTATTTATTCGTTCCCCTAAAGCGTTTCGCCCGCTTCTTTCGTGCATCCATGCAAAGGGGATGTAATTCTATGCGTTGGGATTCTCCGCTATCTTATGCGCTGATATTTCCAACACCTTTGCAGCGTTGGCGAGTTGTCTCGCTGCTTCTTCTATCTCGTCCACGTGGTCAAGGTTTACCGACTTAAATAGCCTCTTTAGCCCTTCTTTGCAGTCCTCAAACGCTTGGTTGGCCGTTGAAAGTTCCGTTATAAATGCATCATGTGTCATATCTTTATCCTCCCTCATTTGTTAATTCAAAAAATCAATCGCCACACCTCTATAATAGTGGTCTGTATATACGTCCATGCCGTTACGGTCTTCATAGCCAGGGAAGTTGAGCCACTTATCCAGGTAGTACGCGCTTATCTCTTCCGGCGTTCCGTTAATACTGGTGGTTAATTCATTGGTAACGCCCTTTTTGTCTCTGAAATGTACTGTTATCGTTCTCATATCATTATTACTTTAATTGTTATTATTACTTTCGTTTGCTCTCTCTATCTTCCGAATGTCCCAACGTAGTAGTAGCATGTTTCTACGTCTGTTTGCACCGCCTTTGCTGGCATTGTCGTAATACGCTTGCAACTCTCTTTTAAGCATTTCGATTTGTTCGTTTGTCTTCATAACCTTTATATTTTAATTGTTTATAATTCAACCTTAAAACATGATTTTGATATTTAAAGAATTACGGCTATATTTGCAGCATGGAAATTAAACCGTTTGGAGGTAACTCCTTACATTACCTCCGCTCTGACAGGTTAGAACCTAATTATAATCGTTATAGGTCTAAACCTCCAGAACCTTACAGAAACTTTAATTTCCATAACTCAAACGGTTTATTGGCTAATGAAAGTTAGCCGCTTTCGCTGGATTATTCCAGCTATTAGAGTGTGACAGCTTCAACCCCTGTTACACTCTTTTTTATAACCGTATTCCAATAAATCAAAAAATTATATGCTGAAACCTTTGCAGGTTGAAAGTAGATGAGTATCTTTGCAGTACTGTATGTTGTAATATACCCTATTACTTCAACCCCTGAGAGCTTGCATATTACCAGTATGTAGGCTCTCTTTTTTATTCCAACATGTTTGTATCACGCTGTGAATGTAATCGATAACTATAATATTATTATGTGTTATCTCTTTCTCTTTCACACTGTAAACTTATAAATAATTTATCATATAACCAAACAAATACACGCATAATTTGTAATAATATTTATATTTTCATATGAAATACGTATGTTATTAAACATTGTTTTGTAGCATAATATTCTACTTGAATATATCTCCTATATTCTATTGTTTCCCTACTACCTGCATTACTCCACCTTGCTATAATATTGTCTTAATAAGTTCCTAAACGGTGTATTTCGTGGATTAATGGATAACGTCTATTATACGCCTTAATACTTGTATAAGGCGCTTGCAACGTTTCAAACGAGCGTTGCAAACGGTTGTAACCATTCACCGACCACCCCGCCCCCCGGTATAGGGTAGCCAACCACCCACAACCGACCTTCTCCGATTTTTTTTGAAAATTTTTTATTGAAAAACCTGCTTCTTTTTTTGTGTTTCGATATTTTACGTTTAATATCGAAGTTGTAATGTAAAATAACATTATCATACTATTTGAATCGTTGATGTTATCCTATGCAGTATGTGTATGAGCCCCTTTCATTATATTCATAATAAAAGGGAGAGCGGTGTTCGCTTCGCTCACTTTTTCTTTATGTTACTTTCTTTTTATAGGTTTGGACTAGACATTTTGGACATCAGTTGAGGAAAAATGTCTAATTGAAATTGCTAAGTCTGAGATTACAAAATAGGGGTATTTGTGGATTAGACATTTTCCTATATAATATAGGGGTAGTCTAATTAGAGTTGGTTGGAGTTGGAGCAGTATGGGAGCAAAACACGTTGATAGGGTATCAATGGGGGCGTATAGGTATTACGGAGATGGCTATACTAATAATACCACATACACACCTTACGGCTTCAAACAGGGCTGAATTTGGACATTTTTCCGTTTTTCGATAAAGTATATGGATTTGGGGAGAAAACCGCTCTATCGGGCTGTATTCAAGCGAGAGTAAGAAAAGCACCCTACTTATCGCAAGCAAGGTGCTTCAATTACTAACAATTAAAGCTCTTTTTGGATAAGAACCATTATGATTTATAATAATACGCTGTAAATATAATATTTAACTATTAATTATTCAAGTATTACTTTAATAAATCATTTTAATTTCCTACATTTGTGCAAATTAATATTTGACACATGGCGAATATAGTGTTTGAAATGATGCGTTACGGCGAGGCGAATTCCGTTTGGAAGGACTTGGAAAAGGATTTTGAGGGGTTGCGGTACAAGGAATGTACAGGGCTTAACTCATACGGAGAACCGAGCAACACCTATACAGAGGAGTTTGCGGAATCGAGCAAGGCGGAAGTGTTCGTAGGTTCTACCCCTGCGCACAAGCAGACCACGATAAAGTTGACTTTGGTGTTCTTGGAGGGGAACGGCAGTGCGGAGGACGGTAAGGACGATACGGCATATCACAGCTTCTTGGAGTTCATCACCGGCTGTAAGATAGCCTACCGTGACACGGCGAGGAAGAGGAAGGCATTGATGTACCTTTCGGGTGCTACCGAGCCTAAGAGCGACACCTTATACGGTCAGAAGTACAAGGAGGTTACGTTCACCTTCAAGAACGTGTACGGTATGACCTTCGGGTATGATGAGAGTTTTCCTAACGAATAAAGATAGTGGGGTATGATAGATAAAGAAAAAGCATTAAGCATATTGAATTTGATGTATATGTCTACTGAAAGCATCTCTGTTAAAGAAGCAGTAAAATATGCTATTGACAAGCTGGAGCATAATATGAAGCCGTCATCCGTCAATTCAAGCAAGCGAGAATTGACTTTGAAAGAAAGAATGAATATTGCAATTTTTATCATCACCTCAATAAACAGAACTTACAATCTATTTGGTATTAGTTATACCGTTTTGAATTTAAAAAACAGATATTCAGTTCCGAAAGGCGAGGGCATATTGGACTTTATGTTCAACTACATCTGCTATAATAGAAGAAACGATGATATACGCGGATATAGACATTGGCGTGGAGGAAACGTATATTTCGACAAGTTTTATTGTTATCTGAAAGACTATGAAGTTTCTAACAAGGAATGTGACGCCCCTGAATTTTGCAAGGGCTGCAAATGGTTTAGCAAGGAGGGGATATTAATAACAAGTGATAATGAGGACGATGAATGCAAGGTTGGCGATATTGTTACAAATTTCTATTGCAAAAAGAATTGTTACCATTTTCAACTCGACAAATGCGAAACACCCAATAAGGATGCCCTTGATGAATACGTACGGAAACAGAAAAATGAATGGGAAAAACGTAGGAGGGATATAATAAAACGGCTACAACCTTATAGGGTATTTGCGAAAAGAGTAATACTGAAACTTGACGGGTTTCTTTCATGGATAGACAATGAAACATTTAACACGTTAATTCAAGTTTTAAACACTCCGTCAAACAGCAGAAATGCTGGATTATGGAAAAATGTATTTGCAATTACTGCTGATTTGATAGTTATAAAATATCTTGAATACGACAATACAATAGCAAAAGCAATATCAAAATATTATAAAGAGTAGAATATGAACAACGGAACTCCAGTAAACACCAAGAGCCTTTTGGCTTTCATCTTTAATCAGATGGAGAAATTAAACAGTGGTGAAATTGATGCTAATACGGCTTGTGCGCAAGCAAAACTGACAAGTCAAGCGTGTAACCTGCTAAATTATGAGTTGAAGCGCACTATTGTGCAAATGCGTATGAATGAGATTGCAGGGAGCGCACAGAACACGGAAGTACGCTTGCGTGAGATTGAAAGCAAAGGATTTGACGATACGATTTAGTACGATAACAATAAAACGGAATAGATATGTTTTTAGAAGAGAATACATTAAGCGAAGCATTGACCTTTGCGAGAGTGAGGGAGCTTCCGAAGAAGTACAACCCCGAACTGGGACTGACTTGGATATTGGCGGTTGCGCTGATTAAGAAAAAGAACTTGATGACCGCATACGCTATCGTGGAGCAGAGGGCGGACGGGCTTATCCAGTACAAAAAGACTTTCGGACGGTTGTCGCCCATTGACGGCTTGCTTGCCATCCATCCGTATATGTATGTGGACGAGGAAGCGTTGGCGATGGCGAGAAAGGCTAACAGGCGGACGATTGCGATGCACTATGCGGACGCTGCGGAGGAAATCATTGATTCTGACGATGAGAAGTTTGGCCTTTGGCAGTTGCAGTACGCTATGGATATGCAGAAGCTGAATATGGACCAAGAGAAGCCGAGGTTTGGCAAGGATGCTGTTACGGAAGCTGAGGGAGCTGTTAATCCTGCGGTCGAGGAAGAACTGAAAAAGAACGAGACTATCGCCACCGTAGAGGACGAAGGAGAGTGTATTATTGAGGTTGAGGACGCTAAGGATGCGTTTAAGCCGAGAAGAGGTAGGAAAGTGATAAAGGAGGAATAAATATGGAAGAATTAATTAAGGCGTTTCAGATATTCTTGAAGTACGGTAATAAGAAGTACCCTACATCTTGCGAACATGATATCCTTTACGTTGATATTGACCCGAGCGTTGTTTCTGACGAGGACAAGAAAACACTTGATGAACTCGGCTTTTTCGTTGATGATGAAAATGATTGTTTTGCTTCATTCAAATACGGAAGTATGTAAGTATAAATTGGGAATGGAATATGGTAGATATAAAAGAATTAAGGATAGGTAACATTGTTGTTGGAAAATATTCGTCTATTATCCAATCTGTAAATTCGATTGTTAAGGATGATGGGTATAGTGGTGGATATTGCATACATTTGCTCAACGGTGATAAATTCGGGGCGGATTGCATAGAGCCTATTCCTCTTACGGAAGAATTGCTTTTGAAGTGTGGGTTCAAGAAAACAGGAGATTACGCTTTTGAATACAAGGATGATTCGGACTTGATATTTGACGCTCCAAACGATTGGGGAAACACGGGCGATTACCCTGTCGGCATAAGCTCCATTAACCCTGGTTATCCAGCAATGTATATTCCACATGGGGAAGTGATAATACGCTGCTTGTATCTGCATGACCTGCAAAATAAGTTCTTCGAAATTACGGGCAAAGAATTGGAGGTAGAACTATGAGCGAGAAAAAGACAAGAGCATTATTTATCGCCCAATGCGGTGATAAGTACGTTTATGAATGGGTTGAACCGCAATTTACTGACTTTGGGTGGTATGATACTCCTACAAAGTTCAATACCAAAGAGAAATGTTTGTCCGCTGTCGGCTCCGCTATGAGAGATTCGAATAAGCCAAACGCCCCGATAATCATTAAGGAGTTGAGGGAAACGGTAATTACGGAAGTTGTAAACGAAGAAACATTATAACTATGGCAAAGAAGAAAGAAACCAAAGGCTTCGAGTTCATAATCGAAGAAAAGGACGTGCTGGAGAGAGAAAACTTCGGCTCGTTTGAGATTGTAATCACGAAAGGATATGCCTGTTTTAAGAACTACACAGGCTACCGTGTATCCACTACACCTTACGCAGTAGGAGTGGAAGGAAAGGCGCACGAAACATCGTTGTACGCTTGGTTGAAGTATATGGTGGAGTTCAAGAAGTCCATCGTTGGCAAAGAGAATGAAAAATTTGCCGATACCGATGTTACCAACCAAGAAATGCTGGACGGACTTAAAATTACCACCGAAGCAAACCTTATCAAGCCGCAAGTGGTGTTTACGGACATCGAGGAAGCGCAGAGAGAGGCTATGCACTATCAAGAGTGGTTTACCAAGCAGATGCAGGACTTGCAGGAAGCTATGACTACTACACCGCCCGAAGAAGATGTGAAAGCCAATGCAGAGTTTGAACAAAAGGCTATAATGGCGGAAGAAGCAAAGGAGGTTTTCAATGAGCATAGTTCTGAAACCGAGAAAGGACAGGTATAACCCGGACAATGTTTACCGTATATATATCAATATAGGCAACCATCCTGGAGCGAAGTGGGTTTCATTCAAGGACAGGGCTACCGGAGAAATTACCAAAGGAATATTCATTCCCGATGCGGAAACTGGTGGGATAAGGATTAGGAACGGAAACGTGAAGTTTGAAATTAATGCGATACCTGTAAAGGGAACAACTAATACCCATGTTCTTATTCCTGCCGTATCTAAGGGTGTTGACTGCGGACTTGGCATGAAAGGCAATAAGATTGTTGATTTTAAGAAAGCGGTTATCGGGAATATGTACGTGTGTGGAGAGATAATTAATGAAGACCAAAAAATGATAATCAATGAATTTACTAAGCGGAGAAAGATTAAAATCGGGCGTTATAAGAAAGATTGAACGAATTGTTTGCGATTGTGTAAATGAAGCGTTCACTGTACTTGCGATGGACAGGTATTCGCCTGTGTCGGTGTCAACGCTGTATGACGGAGTGACTAACATTCCTCTTACAAGAAGGATTGCGAGGTGTGCTGTGTTTGTGGTTGCGCATGATAGGTTCGGAGTGCAGTACAACGAGTTGAAGGCGCATTCGGGCATTACGTGCAACAACATAATGAAGTCTGCTCGAAAGTTTAAGGACACACCAGAATGTGACGATATTGTGCGCAAGGTGAAGGAGTTGATTGATGTTGAATTGAAGAAATTTCCGATAGTATGAAAGGAGATGTTTACACGAAACATGATGGCGACAAAGTGGTGTGCGTTGATTTTGGTCACGGAAAAGATGTATCGACTAAAACCGTATTCAAAAAAGGGAAAGATGGATTGATTGTTTTGTCGCAAGAGGTTATTGGTCGTGCATCTGATTTTAATACAGAAGAAAAAAAGAGAAAGGTATTTGAACTATGAATGATTTATTGACTTTCAAGCGTAAGGCGATGATGCTTGGTCTTTGTACGGCATACAAGGACAAGTGGAACAAGGCTGACAACAAGGCGGCTTTGATGGATATGGCTTTGGACTCCAATGGGGTCGAAATGCTGTCAGATGCAGCTGCATTTGGATGGGGTATGGATATTCAGTATATGAAACGGACGTTTTCAGACCACATCAACGGAAAATGGAAGCGTACTAAGGACGGATATAGTTCGTGCCTCTACGTGGACTACAATGGGCAATTAGAGCAATCCTGCACTATTACTACTGTGCTCGCTTCAAAGGTTACGTTCAATGTACCGAAAGGAAGTATCTGTAAGCTGTATGTGGCAGGAGGTACTGAGTTGAATATCACTGGCGAAGGCATCTGTTATGTGTATTCGTATGGCGAGAACAAGGTTACGGGTAACTTTAAGCAATTGAATTGTGTAACTAAAAGTGAGTGGGTAAAATAGAAAGTTATGGCTATAAAAATAACAAAGGAAGCAGGAAAGAAGAAAGCGATATACTTCAAGCATTGTAATAGATGCGGATGTGAGTTTGAGTTTTCAATGGAAGATGTAAAAAATACATTTGATGACCAACGAGAGGGATATGTGGTTCTTTACGTTCCGTGTCCTCATTGCGGAGATATGACTGGAGTAGAGAAGAAACCGATAAGGTATGAATAATATGAAGCACGAAACTTTGTTATATCAACTCAAAAGGCTTGGAAGAAACATAGATGAGTTCATGTTAGAACTATTATCCTCTGTGCTGGATAAGGAAGATAGATTTTGTAAAATGGTTAAGCGGATAGCCCAATCATTATTGAGTGTATTTATTTCTAAGAAAAATAACATCTGACCTACCAAGCGTAGGAACAGAAAAGGCAGCGTGGAAAACTGCGCTACCTGCTTAAAGTGACGGAATATAGAAAAGAAAAAATTATGAAATCAAAACATTTCAGAAAACTAAGAACGCAAGTTAAGTGGTATAAGGTATCACACAGAGAAGATTTGTTTTTTAGCTTCGGTAATGAGAAAGAGGTATTAGCTAAATCTCCTGAAAACGCTTGTGTCAGATACCATAAACGTACAGGTGCTTTCATTAACAAATGGAATCATAACAACATAACTCAATGCTCTGAACGATTGTCAAGATTCAAAGTGTGCATAGGGCAGAAAGTAATGTATTTCGATTAAAAAAATAGATTTTATGACCGAAGAAGAACAGATACAAGCCGACATTGAGCGGTATGAGAATATATCCGCAAGCATCCCCGATGATGGCGATATGGTGGAGCAAGCCAACGTGTTCAGCTCGTCCACGATGCAGAGCGTGATAGAGGACGGTAAGAAGAAACCGCCCATACATAGGCTATGGGGTGATTTTTGGTGGGAGAATGAACTTGTATTCCTTTTCGCGGACAGCGGTATAGGCAAGTCTATCCTCGCCACGCAGATAGCCTACGAGATATGCAAGGGAGAGAGTGAGTATGTGGAAGTGGAAACAGAGCCGCAGAAGGTGCTTTACTTCGACTTTGAGCTTTCGGACAGGCAACTTGCAAGACGGTATGCTAATGCTGAATTTCCCGACACGTTCATTCGTAGTGCTATATCGGAGGATATTAGCCAAGATGAGTTGAGCATGGGGATGATTGACGGAATACGTGATAAGTTGCTTGATACAGGGGCAAAGGTAATGATACTTGATAATCTTTCCTATCTTTCCACACAGACCGCCGAAGCGGAGTATGCAGGGGCGATTATGGACGGTCTGACGAGAATTAAGCGTGAAATGGGTATCAGTATCATGGTGATTGCGCACACTCCTAAAATCGAAGAAAACAAGCCTCTTTCTAAGACGAACATGGCGGGGTCTAAGATACTCTCAAACTTTGCTGACGGAGTGTTTGCAATTGGGCGCACAAAGAGCGGTGGACGGTATCTAAAATTGCTGAAAACTCGTATGATTAGCGAGCCTGACGAAAAGTCGTTGCTCCCCTACTTCAACATCGTAGCAGAGCCGTACTTACATTTCGACAAGGTGGGCGATGAAACGGAGAGGAAACTTCTCATGGGCAAGCCAGCAAAGGACTTCTTCGGTGCGTTATGGGATAGGGAGACAAGCGAGCCTATTCCTCTTTTGGAGCTTGTTAAGCTGATTGTGAGTAACGACAAGACGAAGAATAGTGCAAAGGCGAAGGATGGTAACGCACGGAAGCGGATTGACCGTGCTATTAAGTTCGGAGCTTTGAAAAAGGACGAATTGAAGAATATATATTTGAAAACTGACAATTGACATGGACGTTGAAGAGATAAAGCAAAAGAAGCTGGAATTGAACGACAAGATAGCCGGGCTTCTGAATGAATTTGAGGATGAAACTGGAGTGCAGATTTCGGATGTCGGATTTGTTAGGCGTGTGTCCTACGATGAATTAGGTCGTGAAGTTGGGCAAGAGTATATCGTGGAAACAAAAGTGGGATTATGAACAAGAAAAGTCAGATATATGAGTTTAACCCACAAGTATATCCATTCAGATTGTGGGTTTGCATTAATCCGTCCTTGGAGGACTTGCAGGATAAGTACTATGCTTTGACGGATAATATGGAGCGTACTGATTTTACGCCAGATACTTTGGAATAGGGATACGTTTTGCATCGCAACATGTATTCCCGTAAGTGACAAAGAAAGTGGGTGGGTAGGAATATTGTGTTCTATATTCAGAAAGGACAAGATGTCTGTTGGAGTAACAGCTCATGAAGCAAGCCATATTTATCAGATTCTTTCGGAGTGGGCGGTTTTAGTTTTGATGATGGGGAGGCGAGGGCATATATTGTACAATGGGCTGCCGATTGTATATGGAAAGTAAAAAGTGGGAAGCTCAAGAATTGAAAAATATGTTTTTCTTGTAATTTTAAAAAAGTCTAAATTATAAATATATCTACTCTATTTTACTTGTTTTTCAAACATGATTCATACCTTTGTTGTTATAAACAATATTGTAAGTGTATGGGAAACTGGAGTGAAAAACAAGAAGCCAAAAAGGAAGTCAAGGAAAAGGAGAAGCTTAGCCGGGAAGCACTTGGTAAGTTTTTTTATGACTTGGCTAAAATCTCTTTTACTGCCTTAGTAGTCGGAAGTGTTGTTTCTGTTGCGACACAGCAAGAAAGAATGGAATATTGGGTACTTATATTTATAGGTGTTTTTGTTACCTATATATTCTCATACATAGGATATAAAATAATAAAATTGTAATATATGGAGGCATTAATATCTTTATTTGCGGTAATGGCTGTGATAGGTTCTATTATTGCTATTTGGCTTAATACCAAGTCTGGAAAGAAGTGGCTTGCAAATTTGTAATAGCACACAATGAAGCGGTAAGAGAACATCCTACCGCTTCATTTTTATTGCATTACCACACGAAGAGCTGCCCCACGAGAATTTACATTTGTAGTAAACACCCTGTCTATCCTGTCCGAAAGTATCTCCAAATACCCTGTCTGTGCCCTCAACTCCACAAGCATAGGGTTTGCATCGGAGTATTCGGATTCAAGCGAATATCGAGCGTTCAGCAAGGCTCTGATAGCGGAAATATCAGTGGTTTGTTGGGAAACAAAGAAGCGTATGCTGTTCAATAATCCCTCAATAATTCCGGCGGTTTCTTCGCTCATTGATTGGATTCCTTGTTGGAGTGCCGACAATTCAGCCTTTTTGTTAGGCTTGTACCCCAAAGTTTCCATAAGAGCAAGCAAATCTTCATTCAGACCTTCAAGAGCGGTCTTCCCGATTGACTGAATGTTTGCAAGTTCTTCCTTGGTAAGATTGATGCCTCCTGCGCTACTTTCCGTAACAGACTTATCAATTTCCTCAAACAGATTTTTCAGACGATTTTGCGCAAGCCTCATTGTAGCCTGCTTTACGATTAGGTTTTCAATAAAATCGTCAAAATTTTCATTAAGGGACTTTAATCCGTCTTCTGTCTCGTTGAAAGCATCCATCCATGCCTGTACGAAAGACTCTGCGGCTGACCGGTATTCTTTTTCTCCACCGATAGCACCAAAGTCCATCTGTTCTTGGGACATAATCTCCTTTTTGGTCTTTTCAAGCTCAATTATAGCATCGTTCCATTCTTTAATCCTATCCTTGTCAGTCTTTTTCTTGTCCTGCTCGGCTTTTATCATTGAACGGTAAGAAGCAATTTGGTCATCAAGGTTTTTAATGGTTTCTTTTGTTTTGTCATGCAGGGTGACAGAGTTCCAAGCTGATTCCATCTTCTCTTTCAACTCATCATACTTTTTGCCAAGAAGTTCCACATTTTTTATCTGCCGTTGGATTTCGCGTTCTTTCTTCTTATCCTTGCTGCCTATACCAAATATACTTCCAATAGTCTTACCGATTCCTGTAACTGTTTTGAAAGCACCTGTTACAATGGAGAAAGGTCTTGTCAAGTCCATGCTCTCCAAACCGTCAAATATCTGCCCAAGACCTTCCGTAGTACCTTCTAACCATTCAGGTATCTCTACTCCGAACCCTTCAAGCATACCAGTAAACTCCGAAACTGCATTTACGGCTTCTGCTCCATATTTTGCTACCTCACTAAGACTTTTGTTAGCGGAATCAAGTTTCTTCTTGTCTGCGTCTACCTGTTCCTTCTTTCGGTCTGTAATCTGCTTGTTATTTGCAAGTTCTTCCTCTGACCTCTTGACTACCTCCTTTGCTACGTTGAGTTTAGCAAGAGCTTCGTCTTTCTGCGCTTGTGTAGCGTCTTTATTCTCCACAATCGCATTGTATTCGGATTCAAGTTTGGCAAGCACCTCCGATTCACCTTCAACACGTTCCTTTGAGCCGTCCTCGTTAGTCTTTGTGTAGCCGTAAAGACGTTTCTCTATATCTTCTTGCTTTTCTAATGCCTTAAGATAAGCATCCTCATGTTTCTTTCTGTCTTTGAGTGAGCCGATATAGCTTTTCAGATTTGGTATAAGCTCTTTGAATGGGTTTCTGCCTGCCAGCACCTCATTCAGCTTTTCCATGTTGTTTACGATAGCTCTCACTTGGCTTGGTTGCAAGTCATTCAACTGCTCTTTCATTTGAGCCAGCTTGTCACGCATGGCTACAAGCGTTTTTGTAGATACGTTGTCGAGATTTTGGAACAAGTCAATATAGAAGTCGCTTTCTTGGAATTGCTTCCAAGCGTTTTCGTCCGACTTCATGTTGTATTGTGAAGTCAGGTTTTTATTATACTGCTCTTTTTGCTCATCGGTAAGATTAGCTTTTGCAATCTTCGCCTTTTCCTCATAATACCAACGGTCGAGTTGAAGCTGGTCTGAAAGTTGTGTCTTGTATGCTTTGGTGAGTTCAATTACAAGGTCTTGACTGTCCTTTATACGCTGCTGGTTCAGCTTGTTTAAGTCTGCTAAATATTGCTTGTTGGCATCGGTATCAGCAATAAGGTATTCGCCTTTCGGAAATTTCTTCTGATATTCTGCTTCAATCCCTTTCTGCACATCGTCCAAGGTCTTGGCAAGTCCGGGGAACAAAGCCTGCACTTCGGCTTCGGACAGTCCTGCATCTTTCAGCTTCTGGTGTAAGTCTAAGCTGTTGAACATGGATTCAATGTTATCTTTAGTTTTGTCTAGCTGCTTTTTAAAATCATCTGCATCCTTTTCGTCAAACAAGACATTAGCATCTTTTTGTGCTCCTATCTTCTTCCTAAAGTCAGTAATAATCTTTGCAAGTTCCTGCAAAGCCTTTGCCGTATTTTCCTTATTAGGCAAGAATGCTTCCCCTATGATATTTTTAGGCATCTGAACATCTTTCAATTGGGATGCGTAGCGTTCCATGACTGTCTTAGCTGCCTTATCGCTGCCCATTACCTTATTCAGCTTCTCGTATTCCTTGTTAAGTTCTTTGATAAGAGAAATGCGTTCTGCTAATATGTCACGTTCATGTTTGGGGTTTGATTGAGGATCTTCTTGATTTATTCCTGGTCTAAGAGGAACTTTTATATCTCCCAAGTTATATATATCGTATGCAAGTTGCTTCTTTATATCAGACCATTGTTTGGAAAAATCTCCTTTATCTATTAAAATCTTAAATTGTTCTCTTGTCTTATTACCTTTTATTACCTCATCATTTACGGAATCAAAGATTTCACGTATTTCTTTAGTTGCTTCTTCTTTATCTTTCTCCAAATCTTTCTTTGTTCCAAGAAATGAGCTGGCGATAGAACTTTTCTTACCTGCAAAAAGAACACCATTCTGTAACTTCTCCAAGTAGTCTGCAAGTCTTTTGTAGTAGTCAATTAAATTCTCTCCTTCTTTCTTTCCTTTTACTAGTTCTTGTATGTATTCTTTTGCTCCTTTGCCTAAGGAGGTTGATTCTTCTGAAATCCTTAATAATTCAGCTTGTATTTTGTTACCCTTCGCTATAAAGTCATAGAAAGCGTTTTCGTATTCGTCTAAATCTGTTTCAATATCATCATTACCTATCAGCCATCCTTTCTTTCTGTTTTCTGCATAGTTGGCTTCAATCTTCCTAATATCTTCCAAGAATTCTGTATATTGTTTTTTATACTCTTCAAACTGTTCTTTTGCTTCTTTTTCTGATATATTAGGCTTTATCTCTATTTCAAATCCTTCATTATTCATCTCTTTTACAAGGGATGATAACGCTTTTCTTGTATCATTTTTAGCTATTTCGTCTATTTCTCCTATTCTTAACTGAGCTGTATAATATTTATTGCTACTTTCTCGTAACATTTTGTTGTATTGAGAATGCACATTCCACAACTCATTAACAAGTTGTAAAGCTGCTCCAAGTGCTATTAACGGAAATGATGTTTTGAACGCTAATCCCAAAGAACGTAATGCGGTTTCTGCTTTTGTAAAAGCAAAGGAAAGCAAGCTAACTCCATTTGCAGCGGCTTTTATCTTAGGGAGTAAAACCATTGAACCAACTACAATGCCAAACGCTTTTGCCACTTCGACAACTGTTTCCCAATTATCAATCAATACCTTAATAGAATCAATAGAACCTTTCAGTGTATCTTCGTTAGCCTTACCGATAGAGTTAAGCATCACATCAATACTGTCTTTCAAGTTGGAAATTTTACCCTGCAAAGTTTCGGCTTGAATTTCCTGCATATTGTAGAACAATCCTCCGCTGTCAGTTAACCGTTTGAAGATGTTCTCAATATCTTCAAAGGTTACTTTTCGTTTTGAAATCATATCCACAATTTGGGCAGTGGTATATGCTTCGCCTTTAACTTCTTCAAAGTAGCGTTGCAATTCTCCATACAAATTGATACCTGCTTCCGTAAACTGACGAACTTCCGTACCACGCAAATACGCTGCCGCTTTGACCTGCCCATAAGCAAGAATAAGTCTGCCCATATCAACACCTAAACCAGCGGATACATCGGCAAGTCGTTTTGTCGTGTCATATAACTTATCCGATTCAATACGGTATGCTGCAAGCTGTTTTGTGAATGTAACCAGTTCCTTAATTTGGAATGGCGATTTTACAGCAAGTTGGACGGTCTTGTTGAATATCTGGTCTGCTTGCGCTTTATTCTGTAAAATGGCTTCCAAGGAACGCTGCTGTAATTCAAATTCTCCACGTACATTTGCCAACTTACTGATATACCCTTCAATCTGTGATACGGAGAACACCAAGGCAAGCTGACGGCTTAATTGCCCAGCCGTATCCATTAGGTTCCGGTGGCGTGTGGCCAGTTGCTGCGATTGTACTCCTGCTTGCTGCAAGGCTTGGTTGTGCTTGGCGATGGCTTGGTTTATCTGTTCAAGTGTCTGCCTGTAGTTGGCATCTGTAGTGTTTAAAGACAAACGAGCCTGCTTCAAGTAGTTTATGGCTGTTACTTGGTCACGCAAATATTTGGCGTTTCTTGAATAGTCCAATGCACCTTGCGGCGTAGTACGTTGAGCTATTTCTTGCTGTCTCGCTAATTGTTCTGCTGCTTTTGCCGCACGCCTATCGGCTGCTTCTTTTCGTTGTGCGGTTTTCTCTGCCGATTGTACTCTCTGTTCGTCAGTTTGGCGTTGGTAGTCAAGCTCCATTTTCATGTAACGCATGGCATTAACGGCCGTCTGTTGCTGTTGTTTTGAAATAGTCTGTGTATTCTCAACAAACTTTTTCAAGTCAGAAATACTTTCTTTCAGTCCGGCTATATTCCATCCGCTAAACGAACCTTGCCCTATTTTTTTATCACCTATCCGATTCAGTAAATCTGCTGCACGTGAAAGGCTTTCGTTCATGGATGTGGTTTTCTTTTCGGTATCTCCAGCTCCTTTACTTACTCCCTCAAACGGATTCCCTTTAGACCCAATCGAACTTATCTTGCTGGCTAACGAAGCGATTGCGCTCTCCAATTTGGAAGTATCTACTACCACACTGCCAAACCCGTTTTTCAACGCATCCGCAGCCGTATGTGCATGTTTCTCTATCTTCTCCAACTTCTCATCGAAACTGTCCAACTTCTTTAATACATCGGGTGTTATGTTGAGGAATGCTCCTGCTTCATTATCTGGCATATCGTTATCCTTTTTTATTAATTATGGGCATACCCAAATCATTCAAATTCTTCAAATCGTCAACCGAACTTATCTTGTTGACCTTCTTCTTTTTCTTATCCTTATTTCCGTATTCTACATGGGAAAAATCAAACGAGCTTAACCGGACTTGCCCGACCGTCATTTCCCATAAATATTCTTCACGAGAGCACCAAGTGTTGGAGCGCAGAAAATCAATCATCTGCCCCCATTCGGTACGGGATATTATCAGCTTTGTTCCGTTTTCTTCATCTTCCTTGCCAGTGTCATCTCCCTCACGGTCTGAATCACATTGATACTCTCGAAAAAAAAATCCGTGCTTATGAGGTTAAGGATTTCACCGAGCAATAAAGCCCAATCCTTTATGTCGTATTCCCCCCACATTAGAAGGTCATAGACTTTGTGGTAGTCATCTGAAAGTTCTTTTTTCTCATAATCAGAGAATATCCTGTCCTTGTCATTGAGAAGTGCAAGCGTTATTACATGTGCCACCGCAGGAAGATTTACGGAAAACTCTTTTATCACATCACCCATACTTAGTTTTTCTCCCTTCACAATCTTGCACGCCTGTTCCGCTATGAGCCATTGAACACCGGGTTTCAGCCCTTTTATGCACCACTCTGTGCCGTGAAGATTTACCAAGCTTGGGCTGTCATTCATTATCCTTGCCAGCCGTTCCATTGATTCATCAGAAACTGGAGTACGAGATGTCACAACATTTTTCTTTGGCTGTGTATCTTTTTTCTTCGCTCTATATACTGCCATGATTTGAAATAAAAAGGGCGGCGGAATATAAGCCTACCGCCCTGTGAAACAATCTTTTTATCTATCATTCAGTTATCCTGCTGAAGGTAGTTCATAAGCGGAATCTACATAAAATGGAGTTCTGATAGTCTTTGCTCCATCAGCGATATTTGCATCATACGCTGTCCCTGCGAGATTGATACGCCCGATATTGGAATTTAGAGATTCAAGCGTTAATCTGGAGTTAAGCTGAACTTTAGGAACCACAAATGCGGTCATCGCTTCCCCTTCCTCGAACACTACGTCAATCTTTGCGTACAGTTTCTTGTATTGAGCAGGAGCAAAGTATTTGGTAGAGACAGTAGTCCCAGCCGTAAATCCCATGAGAGCGACTAGCAGGTCTTTTTGTGTGTCTGCAACCTCAGCCGTAAACTGGTATTTACCGAGCTTCACGATAGAAAGAATAGGACTGTCGGATGTTTCACATTCGATGTCGTTTACATCGTTATCGTCTTGAGCGATTGAAGTGGTGTCTTCAACCACATCTTCAAGGATATAGCTGTCGCCCAACGGCGTGTCGTCTTCTTCAGCACCAGTGAACAGAGTTGCTACAATGTAAGAAGGCTTAATGAATTTTTTGGCTGTTGCGCCAGTCTTATTTACTGCCATAATTTTAAAGTATTATTCTGTTAATAAAATGTTTACCTTATTGTTATTCCTATGTTGTACACATTGCAGTAGAAGTTTCCGGAGTTCTTACCTTCCTTTCCTATCAGTTCACGGCTTGTTATTACGAAATGCTTGTCATTGGATTGGTCAATGGCCGAGAACAGCGTTTTTTCCATATCGAACAGTTTTTTTACCGGCTTTGACCCCAAGCTGTCCGTGGACTTTGCATAAAGGAACAGGTTCGCTGAACATCTCGCTTCTCCCCCGTAATCATTCACGCTAAGTACATCCACAACGACCATGTCCATGCTGTCGCTGCTTATCGTCAGCGGAGTATCGTCAAAAGAGATAATTGAAGAGATTTTCGCTTTCGTAAGTAACATGGATAGAAAATTCTCTATCATGCTGCCAGTTTTATATAAATCATTCATATATTGTCTTGTTTACCGTGACTGATAATGCCGAACTTCGCGTTCTTGAATTTCCGTGATAATGCCTTAACTTCATTACGTGCCACTGCTATCACTTCATATTTCTTCTTCACGTTACCTTCTGCATTTTGTAGTATTTCTCCGTAAGGCATGGCGGCTACAACTACCAAATCAATTCCCGGATGTGGCTTATATTTGGATTCCAAGTATTCAACCACTGCTTCATAACCGGTAATTTCCTCACCATACCATTTTTTCTTTATTCCGGGAGAACTGGCAGTATATCCCTTTCTGGCAAGCTTTCCGTCAACATATACTCCCCAACCGTAACTATCTCTCAAATTGAGGCTTCGGTAGGTATAGGAAACTTTAGACAGTTCCTTGGCCACTATCTTCTGTCCCTCGTTTGCGAGTAAATCAACAATACGGGTGATTGCACTTTGCTTGGTCTTTGCCATACTTAACCTACTTCACTCATTTTGATGTTAACTTTCACGCCACCAAGCTGACTAATTTCCATTCCTATAACACGACCGTTAATGCCTATTCCGTAACTTTCCTTTGGACATCTAAACATATCTCCAATTTTTACAGGTGAAATGCTACTTTTTTTTAATGGGAAAAACACGTTATAGTCTGCCATGATAGTGCCGCCATTGAACATCTTGGAGGCTTGCTGTATATCGCATTCGGTTTCAAGAAGGATGGTTTCTTCCAAAGTTTCCGTATTCCCTTCGTTTTTCTCAGTTATTTTCGCATTGAGAGAACCATCCGTATCTTCACCGCCTAGCAAATCACCGTCAAGCAATCCTCCGTTACCGAGAAGGTCTCCGTCCTCCGGCTTTTTCGTTATCACGGTGTAGAATATGCCATGAAACGGATATTCTGCTATTGCTTTTCTTTTGAGACGCATAAGCTATACATCTAATGAATTTTCATTGACCCAACTCATACTACCCGAATCCATGCTTCCCAACGCTTCTTCTTCACCATACTTTTTGTACAGTGCTTTCAGACGGTCTTTCAAGTTTTGGATTATGGGAGCCGTTACCGTTTCACTGCCTACGTCCTGTCTATAACTGCCATGCTGGAGTGATGATGAAGCCACAGACCACGGACCGTTAATGACAAGCTCATATAGTGCGATAAGGCAATGGTCTTTAGTGCATTCGTCTATTTCGGAACGGTCTGAAATAAACATCAAACCGTTTTCGTATGCGATATTTTCAAGCGCATCATTTTCAAAGACAAATCTCGTAAGCCCATTGAGGTATGCTATCGGGTCAAATGATTTTTCCATAACTGCTACTGTTGCAATGTGTTGTACATTAATCGTCTGCCTGACTTGTGTCTACAATGACGTGCTGCATGAACTCGTTGAGGGCAGGCACAGCAGACATAAGTACTTCTGTTCTCCATGTTCTCAACTCTCCGGCATTAGCTACACTATTCACGATGGTACAAATACCATCATTTGCCTTAGCGAATACCTTTTCGATGTCATTAGCGCCAAATCCTTCGCCAAACAGTTTTTGGTCGATTTCGTTTGTCCACTTTAAGTCACAAGGTTTTCCAGCAGGACAAAGTACAGCGTATTTGTCATCCCAACCTTGAACGATTGCAGAGCCACTGTTTGTCATGTTGCGTTCCTTTTCTACTACAATCTCAATTGGAGATATACCTGGGTAGTCCATAATGGCACGCTGAAACAAGTCTGCTGTTGTAGGAGCTGTTGAAGTTGTCGCCACCCAAGCCAATGGATTCTTTTTGTAGCTTTCTACCAGTTCCTTTACCTCCTTGTTTTGCAGGAAGGTGGTATAGAACATATTATAGGTAATCTTCCATACCAAAGCACCATCAAATCCCCATTCATCACGAAAACTTTTTTCAATTTCTGCCATTTGTGACAGAATAGCACAAGATGGGTCAGTCCATACCAATGTGCCGGCAGTCTTAAAATTCTCTTTAGGAACATTTGCTTTATGTATAGGTATCTGAATACCCATACCTATACCAGAATAGTCAATCTTGGCGGTTGTCATCAACTTGCCAGTCATGTAGTTCAGTGTTTGGTGTGCACTGTCAAGTTTCTCCTGCAAACCCAAAGTCCATGCGATTACGATGTCACGGTCATTGCCGAACGCCTCAAACTCCTCCATTTTTCTCAATCTTTCTGCGGAATTCTCAACGAAAGCCTTTGAAATGAAGTGAGGAATAGATGCCTGATAGAACTCAATGCCTTCCACATCTTCCTGTAATCCCTTACCCAAGGGAGCGCGCATATCCATGAGGATAGCCGATTTCAAGGCTCGTGATTTCTGTGTAAACGTGGCAAGTCCGCTCGCATCCGTAGGTGTGGGAGCAGCGTCTTTCTGACATTGGGTTCTCCACCATCCGTAGTTTACGCCGATAAGACCTTTCGTGTTTACAAAGGTCTGCAAGTAGTCACGGTTGTTCTTGCTATCGAAGAACTTGGCGTACCGTGAATTGTTAAAATCTGATTTCATTGTTCAAGTCCTCCTTTTTTTAGATTTCAAACCAACCCTTCCACAAACTCTTGTTGAGGGCTTTGATAGTAGCAGGCATCGGGGACATTCTGTCCTCGTACATTTTTACACCGTGACCGAGAAGGGGCAAGTTGATGGTATATCTAGCTTTGTAGAACTCATCTGTACCTGCTTCTTCATCATCTGGATTATAAAAGAAGTCGGTGTCTGACGGAAAGAATACATTAGGGTTTGTAACAACCGATGTCTTGTTGGAACCTACTTCGGTTGCTTCTACAAGCACTGCTCCCTTAGCAACGACTCCCAATGCTCCACTGAGTGTTAAGTTCCATACGTCCCCTGCGGTAGCATCCGTTTCTTTCCTTACCGCTGTGACTGTAACTGCCGTTCCTTTTTCAGTAAGCGTTGACGGAGCGACCATCACAATATCACCTACGAAAGGTATGTGGTGATAACCGTCACGTACAAGCAGGATGGATGTGTCTTCTGCTGTGGCCTCCTTTGCTGCAACGTAGGTTTTCAGAAGTTTGATTTGCCTTGTGGTGGGGTCGTATTCTGCTAGGTCACCAGCGTATGCCTTAGCCTTTCCCTTGAACGGATTTACGATATAACCACCAATTTCGGGGTAGATAAAGTCATGGTCGCCTGTAAGACCAACAAACACATGACGCTTCCCGCCAACGCTGCCAGATGCTTGGAGCAAGACTCCAGCATTACTGATGCCTCCACCCATAATTTGCTGATTGATGTAGCTCATTTGTTTTCGTTTTAATTGTTACATATTATTATTCCTTCAAGCCTTCTGCAATGTCGTCAAACTCATGTTCCAAGTCTTCCTTTCCGCTTCCAGCTCTATTCGGAGTGATGTTGGGTGGTGTGTTTGAACTAAACTTGTTGTAGCTTTTTACCAGTTTTTCTGTCAAGGCTTCAACATCAGTTTCAGAATCAATGTGAATAAGTTCCAACTGGTCGTTAATCCAATCTTCGTTCTTCACATCTTTCCCTTTCAATGCGGATTTCAAAGAGTTGCGTTTTTCGGAGATTGCCTTTGCAGATTTCTCCTGTTCACGCTCTGCTTTCAAAGTTTGGATTTCTTCAAGAAGAAGGTCAAGTTTGTCCTTGTCCTTTTTGTCATCCTTCTTATCGTCCTTGTCATCTTTCTTGTCGGGATGGTTCTTCTCCCACTCCTTTACGAACTTTGAATTGTCGTTGCGTATGTTGTTATCGTCCTCTTGGAGGTCATCCAAGTATTCGGAAACAGTATCGTCCAATTCCAACTCGTCCTTGTCACTCGCTTTCTCCAATCGCTTGTAGATTCTTTCCACTTTGCCATTGAAACTCCTTTCACTCATCGCCAAGGTTTTCTTGCCGCCATTTGTGAGTTTTGCTTTCAGTGCTTCTGATAGCTGTTCTTTTGTAAACTTCATTCTGAATGAATTTTAATGATTATGTGCGAAAGTAATGCTTTAACAAATAAGCGTAACTATTTGTAAAGGTGCGTATTCGCCACATGGCGAATAGAGTTTCAGATAAGTATGTATTACCTTGTTTTTATAGGGTATTTTTGCATGTATGAAAGAAGAACAAGGACATAGTGCAATCGTAATGAAACCGCAAGAAGGCTTCCAAATGGACTTCGCATCATCCAATGTTGATGTGATTTTCGGTGGAGGAATTCTTTGTGGAGGAAAGCAAACTATGCTCACTGAACCTGTTGTTACTCCGTATGGGTACAAGAACGTTGGTTGTCTTTCTGTTGGTGACATTATATCTGACCCTACTACTGGTCTTACACAAACAGTTTCTGAGTTACATCCCATAGAGGAACATGAGTATTATAGGGTGTCATTTAACGATGGAACTTATACGGATTGTTCGGAAGGGCATTTATGGTATGTAATAGACTCAAATAAACGCCCGTACATAAAGGAAACATATTCTTTATTCCAAGATTATGCAAGTAAAGGAAAAGGTAAATATAGAATACCTATATCTGCTCCTATCCAATTTTCATTCGACACCGACCAACAACTATTGCATGATATAACACCTTATTTTTTGGGTAACTTATTAGGGAATGGCTGCATATCTGATTACTATGTATCAGAATTGAGAAAGGTAACACTAACAACGCCATATAATGAAATAGCTGAAAAATTATCAAAGTCAGGCTACGACATGACACACGTTGAAAAACGAGATAACTGCTGTAGCTATCATATATATGATAAGTATATAAGAGAAAGACTTTTTGAACTTGGCATAAGTGGAAAGACAGCTAAAGATAAGTTTATACCCGACCAATATAAGTACTCTACAATCAAAGACAGACAAAATCTTCTGATGGGATTGATAGACTCTGATGGTAGTGTTGATGATAGGGGAAGAATAACTTATTACACAATTAGTAGTACACTCGCAAACGATGTTGCTTTTGTTTCAAGGTCGCTTGGGTATTGGGCATCTATACACGTTCAGGCTAATAGAAGATACAGCACAAAAGATGGAGAACAAAGATTAGGAAACGACTTATACAGAGTTAGAATATCTTGTAGAAACCCATACGAAATAGTAGGTGTGAAAAGCAAGGTAGATAGGCTTCGTATAAGAAAAAGGTCATTGTGTAAGAAAATTACATCAATAGAGCATATAGGCAGAAGAACTGGCAGATGTATTACTGTTAGTGGTAAGCATGGACTGTTCGCTGTTAAAGATTTCACTGTAACACACAATTCATTTGCCCTTGTGTTATCAATGGCACAACCTCTTATGCTTGACGGTGAGTTCAGAGCTGCAATTACTCGTAAATCTCTACAATCTCAAAAGTCTGGAGGTTCATTCGTTGATGCTTTTAAAACCATTTTCGGTGATTACTGTAGCATAAAACAAGCAGACAGCCCAAGAATATCTTTTCAAAGTGGAGCATATTGCGATTTGACATATATAGATGACACAAATCTCGATAAGATGCGAGAGCAGTGGAAGGGTAAACAATACGACTGTATAGCCATTGACGAGATTACCGAAATGTCTTGGGAAGCGTTCAGCTACATACAGACCCGTAACCGTGGACGAAGCAAGACGTTCACAGGCAAGTTCTTCGCCACCCTTAACCCGAAGCGGAGCCATTGGACGAGAAAGTTCTTGGATTGGTATATCGGAGTTGATGGGTTTATCATTCCCGACAGAAACGGAAAGGTGCGATACTTCTATATCGCAGGTTCTACCGTGGACGATGTGGTTTGGGGAGATTCAAAGGAAGAAGTTTATCGCAAGTGCAAAATTGACATTGACAGAAAACTGGCTCGTATCGGAGGTAACTTCACATACGAGAACATGATTAAGAGCTTTGTTTTCTATCAAGGCAAGTTGTCAGAGAACAAGGCAATGACCGAAAACAACCCCAACTATGTAGGCTCTGTGGCAGCTTCGGGCGGTAAGATGGCACAAGCCCTTTTTGAAGGAAACTTCAATGTTGACCCCGAAGAGGACGAAAAGATACCTATACCTTCTTCATCCGCACAAGGAGTATTTAACAACAACCCAGCCGTTAACGGTGACAAATGGATAACCGTTGACTTGGCAGACTACGGCACGGACAACCTTGTAGCACTTGCTTGGGACGGATTTCACGCATACGACATACTCATATTGAGTAAGTCCACACCGAGAGAGAACGCACAAGCCGTAAAGACATTTGCGTTTGAACACGGCACAGCAGAGAGCCACATCATTTTCGATGCGACCGCAGGACGTTATTTCAACGACTACATTCCCGATGCGATACCTTATATATCACTCAACAAACCATTCGGTCTTTATCCGCTTACCGCAATGACAGTGAAGGATATGTGCTACCTGCGCTTGTGCAAGATGATAGAAAACGGCAACCTCACCTTTGACGATAAACTTGCAGTGCGGACATACACCCATCAGAACTTGAAATACAAGGTTACGGTGGAAAACGAGTTTATCGAGGAATGTTCCGTAGTGTGCTTTGACGATATGCAGAGCGGTAAGAAAAGGCTTTGGAACAAGAAGAAGATGAATCAGATGTTGGGGAAAGGCAGGTCTATGGACTTGTTAGACCCTTGCGCCATGAGGATGTTGCCTTGCGCAAACATAGAGTATGGCAACGAGATACAAGCCGGGTATTACAACTCGCAGGAAGAGAGAAGGGAAATGAGAAACGTGGAAATGGCTGGGAGTATTTACGATGACACAACATGGTATTAAGATATGGTAGGAACGAATGACATAAAGGATATTATCAATTCTCTTAAAACGGAAGGGATTGAAGCTAAGGTAAGAGACGTTGCTTATTTGGCGATGTGCGACACGTTTGTTGACAAGACTTTTGCCGAACAGGTGGCTTATCAGGGATGCAGCAAACCTTCAAATAAAGTGTTGTCGGCACTTGCAGAGAAACTGAAACCATTCGGTATTGGTGCTGTGACCACTATATCCAAGGATGAAAACCGTGAGGAATTGCTGAAAGAAATATCTGAGATGAAAAAGATTGCTGATTCAGCGAATAAAGATGGAGATACAGATACCTACATCAAGGCAAGTAAAGTAGTACTTGATGCACGTGTGAAGCTGAACGACAAGTTCAATATCGAGGAAGAGGAAGGGCAGAAACGCATTATCGTAGTTCCGCAGAAGCACGACATTATATGTAAATGGACTTCGAGAGAATGCTCTGCAATGCCCAGCAAGGAAGCTTGTATGAAGTATTATAACCTTATTGATGCTGACAAATGACAAATGAAGAAATCATATCAAGAAGAGAAACGCAAAAAATAGCTTTGCTACGCAATGCGGATACACTGTTACAGAAGAAACCGTTCTTTAGGGGAAGTAATACTTACTCTACAAACGATTGTTCTGACGGTCAGTCTGCATCCATCACTGAAAAGCGAACGGCGAGACTTCCTCGAGTTAATAAAAATATTGTATCTCAGGAAAAGTTTTTAAAAGAACTTGACCCTATGAGCCATGAAGTGCTTTTTGACCAAAATTTACCTAGTATTTGTGTGAAGTTAGAGAATGGAGGATATCAAGAGATAAAGTTTCAACGTACAGCATTAGCTATTCAAGAGCAAATACTTTCAAGCCATGTTATCTATTTGTGTGGAAATCCTTGCACATTATCTTTAAGGGGGAAAAATCCTACAGATAAGGACAAGGACAACTATACTACAATCAAAGAGTACTGGGTGGATAGAAATATGGACGGATGGCGAACAAAGGCAGTACGTTCACAGCTTGCAACTGGAGACGCTGGCCTTTTATTTTACTATGACTACAAAGGGCGTATAAAATGTCGGCTTATCAGCTATGAGGATGGTTACGTCATCATATCACACAATGATAGCAATGGAGACAGGCTAATAGAAAGTGTCTATTATGAAGATGAAAACGGTATTAAGTATATTGATAGCTATGATGATACTTATATGTATCGAATGCATACCGCTAAAAATGGTGAAGAAGCCGGAGAGGATGGATTTGTAAGGGAACTTCCTATATTACACGGCTTCAGTGAAATACCTTTATGTACTAAACGTGGAAATGTTGCTTGGAACAACGGCCAAAGCCTTATTGAGATATACGAAATTATATACAACATCTTCTTTGTTATTCAGAAACGCAACGGTTGGGGTATCTTGTATATCAAGGGAAACTTGTCCGAAACTACAAAGAAGCTTGCTGGAAATATTATCCTGCAAGACAAGTCAATGGATGGAAACGGAAGCGCAGAGTTTAAAACACCTCCTAGCCCGCAAGGTATGATTGACAGTCTACAAGACTTGTTTGAAAAGATACAAATAAATACTTCATGTACATTCCTTTTGCCAAAGGATGTCAAGTCTAGCGGTGATATTAGTGGATTGGCTATCACTTTAACGCGTGATTTAGATTTAAAAAATGCACAGAAAGGTATTATCGAGTGGCAGAACTTTGCCGACAAGATGATGCGTTTGTTCAAGGAAGGGCTTGCCAAAGAGTTGGTGAATAGCAAGGAAAACGAAAACGCTGTTACGGAATTCGCCAAGCTCCGTGTAAGCTGCAAATTCAAGATATGGCAACCGTTTAGTGCAACGGAGTATAATAATATGCTTATCTCAATGAAACAAGCTGGCATTCTTTCTTCAAAGACAGCTATTGAAAAAAATACTGAAAGCACACCAGATGAAGAGCAGAGAGTAGTAAAAGAAAAGAATGAGACGGAAGGACGTATAAATAAACAAAAAGAAACAGTAGAACAGATAGATGTTGTAAAAGAGTAATATGGAGAAGCAGAGCCTATACATATACAAGTTGGATGCGCATGGAAACAAGGTGAAGTTTCCTAACGACACCATGCCTGCAAAGTTGGGTGAATACACCTATACCGCACAGCGTATGGCTGGCACTCCTACCCTAACCGCTACGCTTAACTACCCGACTTGCTTGGACGAAGAATGGAGCGGAGAAGAGTTTGTAGAGTTCAGAGGTGAAAGATACTATGTAGGTCAAGTGCCGACTTCTTCAAAGGATAACAAGAGCATCATGTACAAGCACGAACTGCAATTCGTTTCGGAACGTATCGTGCTTGAAAACGTGTACTTCTTGGACGTTGTAACGGATGGTGCAGACACTTATCACTCCAATTCTACAACCGTGAAGTTCATGGGCGACATAAACGAGTTTGTTTCTCGTCTGAACGCTTCCATGACAAAATCGGGAATAGGCTATTCGGTAGTGATTGACGAAGATATTACTTCCGAAAGCAAACTTGTGTCGCTCGATAACGTGTACCTTGCCGAGGCGTTGCAGTCCATATACACCATATACGACCTACCTTATTACTTTGTAGGAAAGGTTTGCCATATCGGATATACTGAAAATGTAATATCCACTCCGTTTGAATACAGAAAAGGGCTTATATCTATTAAGAAAACCAACGCCAATTACAAGATAGTAAATCGTGTTACAGGATTGGGAAGTACGGAGAATATTCCTTTCTACTACCCAAATGACGATGCGACAGGAACGATAGAACGTAGCCAAAACCTAATGCCTTCCATTTACAGGGAAACAGGAGGTGCAGAAAGGTTTTATAATGCTTTGAACGATACCTATAAGATACCAGAAACAAATGATTATTATACGTTTAAGAATACCTATTCCAAAAATAAGGTAAAGGAGATTAAAGTTGATTTCAGCGATATTAAACCGACTATTGAAGGCGTTACAAATGCTTCGGGTCAGTTGTTCGGTGAGATTGCGGGCATTGCTTTTGATGCAAATGACAGTGATGAATTGGGCACTGGAGAAGGTAATAACGTGTTCAACGGTACGGACGAATATGTACACTCTTATTTCTATATTAAGCTGCACGTCTATAACGGTCAATACGGTTTTAATCTTTTTGAGCAAGGCTTGGAAGGTGGTACGGCAATTATCAACATGACTACTGGTAATTGTGCCGCTTGCGAGTTTGAGATTGGAGTTACTTACAATGATAGTGAACCTAACAGAGCATTTAACCCCGTATTGGTCGATGCGAACGGCAATCTTCCAGCAGGCGACTTTGAACAGAAGGTTACTTCGCAAACCTCACAATATGTAGAACGTCAGCAGAACACTTCGACTAATGAGGTATGGATTGCCATAAAGAAAGATAACACTTCTTTTGGTGTGGTAATGCCGAATGCGACAAACAACTATCGTCCGCAAATAGGTGACAAGTTTGTGATTACTGGCATAAAAATGCCTAAATCGCTTGTAATTGCGGCAGAAGACAGATTAGAAGAAACGTTAATCAAGTATATGTCTGAAAACAACGATGAAAAGTTTTCATTTTCATTGAATTTCTCACGTGTCTTCCTTTCGGATAATAGTAGCATTGCGGCAATACTGAACGAGAACGCACGTATGTACATAAAGTACAATGACAAAGAGTACCTTATGTATGTCAACTCATTCACTTGCAAGGCTGACAAGAATTGCTTGTATGACATATCCGTAGAGCTTACAGATAAGCTGTCTGCAAACGTATCCTCATTACGAAGCACCATTACAGAAATTGCCGGGAATATTATAGGAAGTACGTTAGGAGGAAACAATATTTCAACGACTGATATTTTAGCAAAAGTTTCTCGATATTTTCTCAGCAAAACACATGACGACCGCACCCCCTACAAGTTATCTTCCGACACCGCCTTTGAGGTAGGTCAGTTTGTCAGTGGAAGTACAGGAGGTATCATCATGGTTGACAAGGAGACAGGCCAGACTTATGCGGAGGTAGACAAACTAAAAGTCCGCATGAAAGCCTATTTCGAATCACTGGAGATACAGAATGTCAATTCCGTGGGTGGAAAGATTATGCTCACCCCCGGAGGAGCGGTGACACTGATTGACGTATGGACCAAGGGATATATTGAATCGACATATAGCCTGACGCTTGCCGATGGAACACCCATCATGCTTGCTGATGGCAACGAGTTGATACTATCAGAGCGAGAACCGGTGGAGAATGGTGTGCCTGACGGTGTGTACCGCTGTTGGTTTCTTGCCGAGCAGGATGGCGTGGAAGTAGAGAACCGATTCCGTGCAGGTTTCCAAATTCAGAGCAAGAACTTCAACATCAAGAAGCCGGGAGAATACCAACAGGTGGCGAACCATTACTATTGGCGTTTGTGCATGGGTGCCAGCAGAGAGCCTCTTGAGATAGGTATCTACAAGTTGCACTATATCGACCTGAGCATGGCCGACTGTGATACTGGTAGTGACATTCCGGCAAAAGGTGACACCGTAGCACACTTAGGAGCACGTACCAAGTGGAAGGGCATTGACGGTAATGATGTGACGGATGAGAGCAATATTGACGCACAGAATGCGGTAATCATGTCTTCTACGGATGTGTTCAGCCCAAGCGTCACTCTCTATCATGGCATAGACTCCTATTCATATTTGAATAAAGAGTACGTGGAATACGGAGTGGACAAGATTAACAACAAGGCATTCTTCCATGTGTACGGTGATGCATACGTTGGAGACCGTGACGGCAAGAGCTATGTGAAATTCACCCAAGGTGAAGGTGTGGAAATAAAGGGCAAGCTCTCTGTGGGCACCACTATCGGTAACGGTGATACCATTGAAGACGCGCTCAAGAAAGCTTCCGAGAAGTACAAAGAGGACTTGGACCCTCTGAAAGACTACATCAACAAGGAGTTGGACAATATACAGAATCAGGTGGACGGTGCGATAGAAACATGGTTTTATGAGCCGGAACCTACCCTTGATAATCTCCCTGCATCCGACTGGACCACCGACGATTTGAAAAACAACCACCTTGGTGACTTGTACTATAGTGGAAATGGTAAAGCCTACCGCTTTCAATACGAGCAAGGAAAGGGATGGTATTGGAATGCCATTACCGATACGGATATCATCAAGGCTTTGGAAAATGCCCAAAAAGCACAGGATACCGCAGATGGCAAAAGACGTATCTTTGTTCGCCAGCCGCAGAACTCCGATGCATATGACATAGGCGATATGTGGGTCAACGCCACTTATGGAACGACCTACAAGGACGATATGCTTAGGGCGAACACCGCGAAAAAAGCAGGTGAAGCGTTCAGCATCTCCCATTGGGAGCTTGCGTCCAAATACACCGATGACACGGTGGCGAAAGAGGCACAGAAAATAGCCGAAGAAACAAAGAAAGCGGCTGAAAAACTGGATGAGACAGTAGGCTCCATGAAGGACTTCACTGACGAAGCGTTCAAGGATGGTATCGTAGACAGAGGTGAGGCGGCAGCCATTCAGAAGTACCTGAACACTATAGCCACAACCCAAAAGGATGTAACGGAGTCTTATAGCAAGATTATAGAGAACGAGCTTCTTGATGAAGGTGTGGTAAAAACAGCGCTGGAAACGGCATACCGGCTTTTCAACAATTCGGCACAAGAACTGATTAACACAATTAACGGTGTCATTCAGGACGGCAAGACCACTGCTACAGAAGTGGCTATGGTGGACGGAAAGTATTCCGCATTCAATCTGAAATATGGTGACTTTATCGCCCATATCAATGCCGCAAACAATTATATACAGGAAAAGTTGAACGCTTCCATCAAGGAGATTTCAAAGAATATAGGGGATATATCTTACTTGACGAAAGCACTGAAGGAATACACCAATATTGAAGGAGGTCTTATCCAATCCTCATTGTTGGCATTGGGATACACCTCTGATAGCGGATTCAAGATAATGAGCGGCACGAACGGTGTATACCAGTCCGACAAGCGCGGAGGAGGTATTGCATCTTGGTGGGGAGGCTCCATGCTTGATAAATTTGATTATCCAGAAAACGGTGCTCCCGAAAATGCCGCCAAGGGGCTTGTCCGTTTTGACGGCACAGGATATTTCGCCAACGGTGCCCTATGGTGGGAAGAAGACGGAACACTTCATGCAGACCCCTTGTCTTTCTTTGTCGGAGAGGAGACGGTAGGCGTGTTGTTGTCGGCATTTAAATTCCTCCGGTCTGCCGAGTTTAAGTATATACTTGAACCGCAATATCCGTTCACCGATATAAAGGCTATAAATTCGGTTAAAATAGGCAACGCCCTGTTGAAATATGACGCGACCAACAATGCCGTATATGTGGAGAAGGAAGACGGCACTATGGCTAACTTCTACGCTACCGGAGAAGTATCCGCATTCGGTTCGACATCAGGCGGTTCAAGCGGTGCCACCTCATTGCGCATGCTTGACGATGTAGACCTTACTGTTCCTTTGTCGGACGGTCAGGTATTGACTTATGATTCTATTAAAAGCAAGTGGACCAATAAGAAAGGTGGTGGTCTTGATATAAGTGCGATGTGGGCAGAGCTATCCAAGTCAGACACATCCAAGACGATTCATTTCTCCCATATACCTGATTTGAGCAGTGTGTATGCCAAACAGGTTAAGTTGGGCACGGTTGCTTATAATGTGGCTAGTGGTGTGATATCGCTTCCCGCCTATCCGACGATACCGACCGCGTTAAAGAATCCCTACGGACTAACTATAAGTCTTAACGGAACGAGCCAAGGCTCTTACGATGGAAGCGCTTCGAAGAGCATCAATATCACGGCTTCGAGCATCGGTGCCGCAATGTCTTCGGACTTGTCTAAATACGTCCTGAAAGCGGGTGATACGGTAACAGGAAATCTTACGATTAACGGAACGACAACGACTAATAATATAGTCCTTAACAAGGCTGGTAATTATGGTAATAAGATAAACTTCGGTGACGGTGATTATGTATATCTGAAAGAAGTAACTGATGATGCATTGACTATATACGGCAGCAAGGGCATATATCTTAACGGTTCAGGCTTTGGGTATAGTTTTGGCTCAAATGGTTTGGTTCCAACATCCGGAAACAAGAATCTTGGAGGAGGTTGGAATAGTAACATGTGGAGCGCGGTTTGGGCGAGTAAGATAGGGTGCAATATTATCGGTAATAACCCCGATGATGCTCATGATGGCGGAAGTCCTTGGTATGGAATTAAATTCAGTGGCGGTGCAAGCGGAATGGACATATCAGGGTACTATGGGATTGGGTTTTATACCAATGCCGGCAGAATATTGCATTTGAATGAAAATTACGTATCCTGTAATAATTTACGTAATAGCGGAAATTTAAATAACACCGGTTCATTCGTTTCCAGTATGACAGACAGATGGACTCTTGATTGGTATATATTTTTCAACCCTGATAATGCCGTATTCAGAGCCAACCAAATATCTCTAATGAATGCTTTATATTGTAGGCCTATACTATCGTGGGTAGACTCATTAGATGGGCAAGGTTGGCAAACCAGATATACTATTGGAACATATAGACCTGGGGACTCGATGTGGGGTACAATGCTTATAGGTGTATCCAATGCTGATGATGGAGGAACTCCCGGAATAAGATTGGAACTTGAAGCAGAAACCAATAGGGCAGTCGTTCAAGGTTCGTTGCTTGCAAGTGGTGAAGTTACCGCTTATTCGGATGCCCGGTTAAAATCATGTGTAAAACCACTACGAAATAGGGGGATTATCGCTCCAGTCGCGTATATCAAGGACGGAAAGGAAAGTATAGGGTTTATCGCACAGGACATGATTAAATTGTATCCTGAACTTGTATCTGAGGGAAGTTCGGAAGAACACTACCTTTCAGTCAATTACGCCCAATATACGGCAGTATTGCAGGCTCAGATTATCGAGATTTACGAAGAAATTAAAAACTTGAAAGACAAATTTATAAATTAAAGGCTATGGTTACATTATTGGTTATTTCGATTATTTTGTTTGTATCCTATATCGGATACGCGATTGGTAAGAACGGTGTCCCTGCAAGCATCAGCGACACTTACTATCAGTTCGGCAAGAAAGGTTGGCTGTTCACCGTATTCTGCCTTGCCGAATCATCCCTGTTGATTGCCTCGTTCATTGAAGCTAGCAGGGAAGAGTACCAGTTCTTGGCGTTTATATCGAGCGCTGCCTTGGCGTTCGTTGGAGCCGCGCCATTATTCAAGGAGGATTTTAACCGGAACATCCACTATGCGAGTGCGGGAATATGCGCCCTTGCCTCCCTTACATGGCAGGTGCTGATGGGTATGTGGTATATTCCTTTTATAACCTTCATTGGCGGTGTAATCGTGTTGGCATGCCTTAAGTTCAGGAAGCCTATGTTTTGGATGGAGATGTGTGCCTTTATCTCAACTTTCATAACCCTGTTACTACTCTATTAAGATGGCAAATTCAAATAACATAATTACATCCCCTGTTAATCTGAAGAGCGACGTCGCCTATATACTTGGAGCCGGACTACTGCATATAAGTTCGCTATGTACGCATATCAAGATTAACATATGGTCCAGATGTAAGCCTGTGCATATAACATCCGCATCACCCGACAGAAGTATGCCTGCTGACGGAGAAGGGGCATGGTGGAAGGGAACGATGAATAATTGTGGAATCAAGGCTCCCCCTGTGGCGTCCTATGAAGAGATTCCGGGATTATATACAGCCAATAAAATGAACGGATATATATACGAGAAGCCTTGGGGAGGAAGCAACAGTCCATACAGACTGGCTGATTTCCTGCTGTATAAACATGATGCGCTACCACCGTTTCACAGCTTTCGCTGTGATTCAAAAGCATCTCAGTATAGTTCCATATCATGTTCTGTCGTGACTAATATTACGACAGCAGATAAATCGGGTCCCGGTTCGGTAGCATTGTCTGACATAGATTTCGGGACGAATCTCTCAACATGGTGGTTTGGTGCTATGCTGGTCGACTCATCCAACAGAATCATCAGGAAGTTGGCCAATGTAAGGGCCGGAATGCCGTTGGAAATACCCGCGAGCGGTCTGACATTAGGGCAATACTACGATGTATATCCGTTCTTGTGTATGAATAAGATTAATAGTATCTATGACCCTGATTCGGTCAACTTATTCTTGCCGGTGATGAACTGTTCTCCCGGAAGAGTGAAGTATGTATCAGAAGAGGAAGCGGGAGGGCTGACAATCATGCTGACTGCCGAATATGTAACCAATTCGATGACAGGATTGAACACCGCGGTTAAATGGAAACTTAAACTTACCTCCACCACCGGAAACAAGACGCTGAGAAATAATTGGATTACACTACGACGCATAGTATCGGATGAAGATAATGGAAGGCAGCAATTACAGGATTTCGACCTCGTCCAAAACAATACGGTTGAAGTATTTGGAACGTTTGATTTGCTCGATTTCCTTAGTGAATACTATGTGTATCTGCAACTCGACTCGAATAAGTATACCAAGAAGGCTTACCCATTCCAGCCGATGCCTAATCCGGACCAACCGGGGACTATAACTTAAAATACTAATCATTAAAATTAAAGATATGGAACTAATTAGAAAAAAAGAAAGCATTACTAGAGTTTACGAGAATGGCGAAGCCAATAACACGGTAAATGATATCCAATACATCATATTGGATGGAGACGCTTATGTCGGAACGGCTTCTATCGTGCCTACCGGATTCAGTATGACTGTAGGTATGAAAGGCAGCATCGAAGATACGGAGAACATGCTTAGAAGCATGCTGTCATCTATCCCCAAGGAAGGAGGCGCAAAATGAAAATCAACGAAATCATCAGACGCATGAGTTTTTTACAGCTCGTACCGCTGAAATCGGACGAAGGCACTCCCCTTTCCAATAAAACCAAGGTGAAGATAATCCTGAACCTTGTTGCCTATGAGAAGGCGGTGGATGACTTTAACAAGGATATGCAGGGAATCTATTCCAAGCTAAAGCCCGAAGGATACGATGAGCATGCCTTTGCCCGCGTAAACAAATTTGAGAAAAAGACGGATATCACCGAAGACGAAAAAAAAGAGCTTGAGTCAATCAAGCAGAGCGAAGAATATCTCTCTTTTGCCGAGGCGAAAAAGACGTTGCTGAAAGAGTATGAGGAAGCAAGGGCAAGTGCCGCGGAAGGCAATGACTACAATGTCAGCGAGAGGGCGTTTACAGACGAAGATTTGGTTTCCATTGCAGACGTTATCCCCTCTGACAAAGAGTTTTCGATAGGACGAAACGAAAGCGGTGAAATCAAGGTAAATGGTATTACCGTATTGGCGGAGATTGGAAGAATATTTATAATATAAAATAAATAGTTATGGCTGGAAAAACGATTAACGAACTGGCTGAAAGAACAGCACTGAATGGAAATGAGAATATTCCTTATCAGGAAGGAAACTCAAATGGAAGGATAAACCCGAATACACTAAAAAAATATATAGCTCCTGATTTATCCCCTTATCAGAAGACTGCGGATGCCGACAAGAAGTATGTGGCCAAAGAAATAGGCAAGCGACTGATGACCGATGCGGAAGGTACGAAGCTGGCAGAGCTTAGTAATTACGATGATTCCGCGGTTAAGAAACAAATTTCCGATGAGGTATCCAGAGCGAAGACTGCCGAACAGAACAACGCAAGAGCTATTGAGTCCAACACAGCCGCCATCACCGTCAATGCGGAAGCCATTGAGACCTTGGCACGAGAATTGGAAGCCTTGGGAGCATGTGGATTCGCACGAGTCAACGGTAGTGCAGACCCTGATGCGCAGGTAAGCTTCGGCGATACCGCCAAACTTCGCGCATTGGCATCACACCTCCACTTGGGCGCGGTGAAAGATGGCAAGCTGGTCAAGCAATGCGCACCCGGAAGGCTGACAGCGTCCGTAGACGGAAAAGAAATAGCCATTGACGGTACGGATGGTGACATCATGAATTTTACCGACTGTGACCTGTATTACCTGAAAGCCACCATGCCCTACACACCGCAAGGAGGGACGGAAGCCGAATACAACATCGTGGCATTGTCATTACTGCCATTCGCCATCGGTGGAAGACAGGCGAAACGCATCAGACCGTTCGGCATCGTTCCGGGGGAATGTGTCACCGCCAAACTGGAAGGTGATACGGCAAGCTGTGCACATTATGTGTACAACAAGAATGCCATAGGTACATACAATGCACCGATGAACATTTTCAAGCAGAGCTACAAGACAAGCGGTGGAGGCTACCCTACTCAATATGTATCGTCCATACAGTCAGTCAAGAACGCACAGGCGAAGAACGCGGATGGTTCCAACCGTCCGTACATGGGGATGTACTATGAGTTTTATGAAATCATAGTCTGTCTGATGAGCTTCGAGATAGGCACATGGGCACATACAAGGCTGAACCTGTTTGGAGTGGGATGTACCACATTAGACAGTGTCAGTTCGTCTACATTCGTAGACGATACGATTTCTGCGAATAGCGGATGGAAGGCAATCGTAGGCAGCGAGATAAAGTATAGCACCCTGATGGGAAGTAATATGATTACTCTGGCAGGCTCAACGAGTAAAACCAATCTGATAGGTGGTGTGGCAGGCAGTTCGTGGTATGGATTTATGGAGCTAATGGAAGCTCAACGATTACTGGACGGCATCAGCAAGGCAGGACTTGTATCGAAGATAGGAAGTATCGGGCATATATTCTCCTTCGATGCGGAAGGTGGCGTGACTTGCACTGAGGACGGCTCTGTCAATCTGTCCACCGGTGCAGGCATGGAAGTATGTAAACATTACTACGTGGTTAGAAATGTCCCGGGTTGTGCGGGAATGGCAGACGGAGTAATGACAGCTGTTGTAAACTCTTACACCAAAATGGAGTTCCAAGATGGTGCGACATGGACCGATGGCACGGCAATGAATGGCGGAATCGGCATTCTAAAGCGCTCAATCCCTATATATAGAGGTTGGAACTTACCGTTAGCAGGACTGTTCAGACAGATGGATGGAGCCTACTATATCGTCAGGAAGGATTCAGCTGGTAATAACCTTCCGGTTCAGTTCCGTTGCGCCTCTGATGTTAGCCGTGTCCCTGTACGCACTACTTACACCTATCGTGTTCCTGATGATGAAGAGTGTGATATGGAGATAGGATTGGATTTAAAGAAAGAATATCCGGGGATTAATCTTCCTGTGGCTAATGAATCATGGTTCAAGAAGTCAGACTATAACTTCTCGCTATTCTGCGCAGAAACAACAGGAGGAGGTTCAAGGAGTTGCGAGAATGCCTACCTATGGTTATACATTAACAATGATGTATCTGCCGGTGAGCGTTGTCTTCACGGCTCTGTTGTCGGTTGCGCTGCGGCTAATGGCGATGCTTCTGCTCGGGCTGCGGTTTGCGCTAATCGGGCTGACCATAGCAATGGCTTTTGCGCTGGGGCTTTCGCTGTCCCTTATATCGGAACCAATCAGAGCAATGCAATGGCATAGCACGGCTTAGTGATGAAGCAATGGCTTAAGCTTGTCGTGGTGCTAAGCCGCACCACGGCATCGCCAACAAAAAAAACTAAAATAAAAAAATAACCAATCTCAAATGTTTGCAACAAAATCCAACGGACTGAATCATTATGATGAACTGCCTCGCCCTAATTATGGCGGGTACGGCGGTTCGTTGGTTGCGCCTTCTGATGAAACCTGCACACGGAATTGTCCCGACCCAAGCAGTATGCCGGTGGAGCTGATAGGCAAAAGCGTGGGCATGGGATACGGCTCTGTTGTCGGTTGCAATGCGAATAATGGCAATGCTTCTGCTCGGACTGCGAATTGCAATAATCGGGCTGACAATAGCAATGACAATTACGCTGGGGCTTTCGCTGTCGCTGACGGTATATCATTCGGGACAATCCATGCAACGCGTGCATCAAGCACTAAGATAACGGACAAGCATGCCGCCACAGGTGGGTATGCGCAATGTGATTACGGATTGCTACCTTACTGGGGCGATAACGCGGAAAGCAATGCAGAAGCTACCGGAAGGGATGCTGAAAGTATATGGGCCAAATTAGAGAATGCAAATAGCAAGAGAAAGTTGAAAAACTTGAAGGGGTTCTTCTTGAATAGGGAAATCGTGGAGTATGGATTCGACCGGTGTATGAGGAACGCTTCTCCTTCTCCGGAGATAGAGTATTACAAGAATCACAGGGAGGAAACCATCGTAAGGATACTCAAGGAGTTGAAGGAAGAGGATTACAAGCCTTCCGAACTAATTCACAGGGCTATAAAGAAGCGTAACAAAACCGACAAACAGAGATATGCAGACATCTATGTTGTATATGACAGAATCATTCAGAATGTCATTCTTACAATAGTGGAGAAAAAGTTCAGAAACATGTTTATCCGCAACATATACAGCGGCATAAGAGGGCGTTCGCTACTAAGTAATGACAAGAGATACTGCATGGTTAACATCATACGGCATTGGGTCAGTACGCATCCTGATAAATGGGTAGGATTGACAGATATCAGGAAATTTTACGAGTCTTTGGATGTGAAAGTAGCATTGGGTGTAATGTTCAAGACGATAGTATGCCCATTTACGCGCAGATTACTGCTTTCGGTTTTTTCCAAAACAGCAACCGTTCCGATTGGAGGCCCGATGAGTCAGTTGATGGCGATGCTCACCCTTCTTGAGTGCGACCGCATGATATTGGAGAGATGGGATGTGTTCTTGTGTTGTTTTGGTGATAACCGCTTGGTAGGCGGGAATAAGAAGGACATTCAGGATATTATCAGCTTTCAAAAATCATATTATGCGGGCCGGTATAATCTCGAATTGAAAGGTGATTACTCCATACGAAAGGTAAGGGATGGGTTCCGTTTCTGTAAGTACGACTACAAGGACAGTTTCGTCCACGTAAGAAGCGAGGTAAAAAGAAGGGCTATTCGTTCCTATCGGAGAGGGAAACAGCATTATGCCGGGCATAAGGGATTGCTGTTAAAGACAGACAGCAAGCATTTGAGACATCTAATAGAGAATGAGAATATGGAGCTAAGGAATAGTAGAGGAATGAAAGTTCCTGATATGATGGGCGACAAGAGAAAATTCCACAACTTCGCTGATGATACAGAGATATGGATTATATCCTTTCGCCGACAAAACACCGATAAGGAAAGCGGGTATTTCTATTGGGTACAGTTTATCACCATTGACAAGGATGGGAAGAAGCACCTCTATAAATCAAGCGAAGGAAGTGAAGAGATTAAAGGGTTCTTCCACTTGGTGGAAAAAGGTGAAGAAACGCTCCCAAAGAAGGTCAAGATTCGCAAGGATGGTACGAGGTGCTACTTTGACGGTTACCATACCAGCAATGAGGAAGCTTGCAATCTGATTTGCGAGCAATTTGGAATAGAATGAACTTAAAGTAAATAATTATGAAAACGGAAAGAAATGAATTTGACGTTCGTATGCCTCTTGTAAGCTATTCAGGAGGAAGAGCATTGGTATGCGTCAACGAACAGACGGTTACTTATCCTGAGATGGAAGGCACCGAAGAGAAGACAGCTTATGTATATGATACATTATGGGTGGAATGCGATGCTGACACCGAAGAGTCAGTAAGAGAGTCACTGGCATTGGAGCTGGAGAACCGTATCAAAGAGTATGATGTATCTGACAAAGTCAACTCATTCAGTCTTGGAGGGAAGCGGATGTGGCTGAGTAAGGACACTCGTGTTGGCCTGATGAATAGCATTAATATCGAGAAGGATGCAGGCAAGACCGATACGGTTCTATGGTTTGGCGGCTTGTGCTACACAATCCCGATAGATTCCGCATTGCAGATGCTCTCTTCGTTGGAGTTGTATGCATTGGCATGTTATAATGTCACGCAGCAGCATCTTTCTGCCATATCCAGCATTAGCACGATTGAAGGATTGGTCGGCTATGACTATACCATTGGATATCCGGAGAGGTTGGCTTTTGATATTTAATATAAAAAATCCCTGCACACCTTCTCAGGCCGGCAGGGAAAACACATTATAGTATTAATCTTAAAAACAGACAAGATGAGAGATGTTATCTACAACTTTATCCATGACCACATGATGATACACATTGTGCTGATTGCCTTATGCATTGCTGCTACTATCGGAGCCATGTTCATCGACCTTATAACAGGAGTCATGAAGGCGAAGCAGAGAGGCGAGGCAAGGACATCGGCAGGTTACAAGAAAACCGCTGTAAAGGCGAAGAAGTACTTCACGCCATTTATCGAATTGTGTTTCATCGACTTGTTGTGCTGTATCGTTATCCCCTTTCCGGTATTCTCCATGATATGGACTGTATACTGCATTTTTTGCGAGTTTAAATCTGTGAGGGAAAAATCGTGGGAAAAAGCGGAATTGCGCAAGGCTGAGAAGACAATGAGTGTGATTATCGAGAATAAAGAAGATATTGCAAAATTGGCCGCTCAAATACTGTTTGAGTCAAAGAAGGAGGAAAAGAAATGAAGTACTTTACAATTGCCGAGTTATGCCGGAGCAATACGGCTGACCGTATGGGAATTAACAACAGATGCAGACAACAGCATGTAACCGCTCTGACTGCACTAGTAGATAACGTGCTTGACCCATTGCGCACATGGTGGGGAAAACCTATAACAGTTAACAGTGGATATCGCTGTCCGGAACTTAATGCGGCTGTCAAGGGAAGCAAAACCTCTCAGCACATGAGCGGTGAAGCTGCAGACATTGATACCGGGGACAGACAGCAGAATAAATTGCTGTTTGAGTATATCCGCAAGAATCTGCCCTATGATCAATTGATTTGGGAACATGGTGGAGATTGGGTGCATGTAAGTTACAGAGCAGATGGTAAGAATCGGAATCAGGTATTAAGTTTATAAATATACAATTATGGCATTAAATGATATTACAAACAGTTTTGAGACGGTAGGGAGTTATAAGGAATATAAGTTTCAACCGGCAGAGCAATTCATCGGCGTACAATTATCTTTTGAGGAAGAAGGAGTGGCGAAAGTCGTAATATATCAGAGCCTGGACGGTGAGAGTTGGGTGCCGTTTGAGATTGATTACGGTGTTGGTAAGACATATCAGAAGAACATCGAAGGCATCCTTGCCAGTCAATATATCAAGATACAGTGCAACTTGCCTCCTGTCAAGGCGTTAATTTTGGAATGATATGGTTAAACCGAACACTATAAATTTGAATTCGGTGCGTCTGAATACGGTCGCACTGAATCACATCGGAGGATACCCGAACGGATGGTCGTATGAGAGGAACGATGAAGACGGCATTATGCTGGCAAATGGAACCAAACTGTTGTTGGCGGACAGACAACCTGTCCTATTATCATCAGGATTGAAATTCGTAAGACAAGTCAGGAGTAAATCATTTTAATATCATTTACATTAATATGAGAACTATAATTTATCCTATCATTTTGCTGACGTTAGCAATATGATTGAATCTTAAACGAAGAATTAAAATGAAATGGCTTCCTTACATATTAATCGCTGCATTCGCTTTCGGTTTAGGATGGTTTATAAATCCATCCCCCGAAGCAGTTATAGAGGAAAGAACGGATACGGTATTCAGTTCAAGCGTAATTATAAGAACGGATACGGTTCCCTACTACCTTCCTATGCCTGTCTTGTGTTGGCATACAGGTGATACTATCCATGTAGGAGATACGGTACTACCCATAGAACAGAAGGTGTATACAGACAGTAATTATACGGCTTATGTCAGTGGTTATAGTCCGAATCTGGACAGTTTGAAAATATATCCTAAAACCGTTACAATCACTAATGACATCCATCATGTGATGAAGATAAAGCCTGGTAGATGGGGAATGTCAATCACTGCCGGCTATGGCTTTGGCAAGGATGGGTTATCGCCGGCTGTTGTGGTTGGGGTAAGTTATAGAATTTGGTAAAAACACATAATATGGATAATATTCAAGTTTTTAGGAATAAGGTTTTCGGTGAAGTGAGAGTAGCCGGGACCAGTGAAGAGCCTTTATTCTGCCTTGCGGACATTTGTAGAATACTTGATTTGCAGACAGGAGCGACAAAGAATAGATTAGATGAAAAGGGTATTAGTCTGATTAATACCCCTACAAATGGAGGTGTACAGCAGCTTATATATATGAGCGAAAAGAACCTCTATAAAACGATTATGCGCTCCGACAAACCACAAGCCGAACCTTTCCAAGATTGGGTTTGTGGCGAAGTCCTTCCCTCTATCCGTAAACATGGAGGATATCTTACTCCTGACAAAATAGAGGAGGTATTAAGTAATCCGGACACTATCATACGTTTGGCAATGCAGCTTAAGGAGGAACAATCCAAAAGAAGGGATGCAGAAAAGCATATAGATATCCTGACTCATACGAACAAAACTTATACGGCCACGGAGGTCGCAAAAGAAATAGGCATGCGTTCGGCCAATGAATTGAACAGATGGCTTGAAAGTGAAAAAGTACAATATAAAGTAAATGGAACGTGGGTGCCTTGTGCCGGTTATGCGAATTTGGCATGGTTTGAAATCAAGCAGGAAGAGCTGGACAATGGGCGTATAATTTACCATAGAAAGATAACCGGTATTGGCCGTGACGGAATTATCAATCTTTATCAGGAAGGGAGGTGCAAAATGAATTAGTAATAATCAACGCTACGAGTAGAAGCGTAGCTATTAAACTCTAACAAAAGCAGTTCTTTCGGGGGCTAAGAATTAAAAAAAGCCCCCAACATTTCTCATATTAATATTGCCACATAAAAACATGATAAAGCATAAGACACCTTATGTTGGGGCTAATATCTTCAACATAAATATCTTATGCTTTGTTCATCAAAATCTCATGTTTTATGCGGCGAGGCAAAGATAAACATAAAAATTAGAAAAAACTATGTGTAAGTCAGAAATCTTTGCCAAGATAATCAATATTGTTTCAAAAGAAACCGAAGTTCCTGTAGACCAAATATTATCCTCTGATAAAAACATGGAAACAGTGGACGCCCGGTATCTTCTTGTATCTCTTCTTTCCGAAAGCGGCATGTACCCTTCACAGATAGCTGTTCATGTCCACAAAACCAAACGTGCTGTTAACTACATGATATCCAACTTCCATGAGAGAATGAAAAGTGGGAAAATGTTGAGAATATATTGGGATAACATAAAGAAACTGTTGGGAAACAACTGATTTACCATGAGCCGTGGAATATGTACTTTTGCGTACGGTCAACTAGTGACCGGATATCAAAATACAAATACTTATGGAACGAACTTATGTTTTTAATCAAGACGGTGGAGGTGGTGCAAACAATGGCTTGCTTGCATCCATTCTTCCATCATTGCAGAACCGTGGCATTGACACAGGTTATCTGATGGGGCTTATGGGAGGAAACGGTAATGGCGGTTTCTTCGGTAACAACGGTGGTTTTCAGGACATCATCGCACTTATCGTCATTGCAGCCATCTTCGGTAACGGAAATTTCGGTTTCGGCGGCAACAACAATAAGGGTGCTGATGAAGGAAGAGAAATGATTATGCAGACGCTTAATCGTAATGGCGTAGACATTGCATCTCTCGCTCAGTCATTGAATACTTCATCTGACCAAATCCTTGCCGGTATTAACTCTGTATCACAGGCAATCTGTGGTCTTGGCAACCAAATGGGTCAGAACACTAACAGCATCCTGACTGCAATCATGCAGGGTAACAATGCTCTGACATCCCAAATCTGTAGCTGTTGCTGCGATATGAAGCAGCTTGTGACTACCCAAGGCTACGAAAGTCAGCTTGCCATGTGTAACCAGACTAACACGCTTGTAAATGCAGCTAACCAAAACACTCTGTCATTACGTGACGGTGCAACTGCAAACACGAACGCTATCCTTGCCAAACTTGACGCAATTCAGAACCAGGCATTGCAGGACAAGATTGCATCTCTTACTGCGGAGAAGGCCACATTGACGGCTGAAATCTCCCAACGTAATCAAAATGCCACTATCCTAAACTCTGTAGGTCAGCAGATTGCTCCTTTGGCGGCTGGATTGCAGGCATTACAGAGCGATGTTGATGGAATCAAATGTAAATTACCCAACACTGTTCCAGTGCAATACCCAAATATTGTTGGTGTAAATCTTGACACATATCGTGCTGCCGCATTTGGAGCTTATGCGGGTGATGCTGCATATGGTCGTAGCGGTTACGGATGCGGTTGCAATAACTACTGGGGTTAATTCCGGTAAGAAAGGAGGTAATTATGTGGCCTAACTTTTTTACAGGTTTTCCGTTCCCTTCAATTGGAAGAGCGAACTTAAATACTCTTCCTACGGTGGCTGTAACGGTCGGTACCGAGAATGTGACTTTGGAACTTCCTAACCATGCGTTCCGAAACAGGGATTATGTCGGAGGGTTCTATGTCAATCTTCGTCAGGCTATACCGGCAGGGACGACAACAACTCTCCCGATATTGATAGGGACTAACGGAGACACAAGACCGTTGATGGCTTATAACAATGAGCCTGTGACGGTTGCAAATATTGCTGGAACCGGTATCTATGAGATTCACTATAACAAGTACACCAACGAATTGTATCTTGTTAATGGCGGATACAGACCGACATCAGCTCCAGCCCCTACAGTGGAAGCGGCTTCTTTGAGAAGCAAACAGTAATTAACATGGAGTCTTGTGGTGGTTTCCAAAATGGAAATAGCCACACTCCTTTAAAATCAAACAATCATGTTTCAGAATTTAAGAGCTAACAATCAGCTGTATGTACTTCATAAGGAAGGAAAGCATTTCATTGAAATCGGTTCTGTTGTAAGCGTTTCCGCTCCAAAGCCGAAATACCCTACGATGACCCAACCTTTCCCTGCCCCTCAAATGGAAATGGTGGTGGATGTGGTGGCTTCCATTAACGGTCAGAATGCCACGTTTCAAAACCTTCCAGCAGGTGGCGACATAGCCGATTTTGGTCAGAACGGTAATATCGTTGTGTCTTGCTCACGTGATGCGATGAACAATGAAATATCAATGATAAAACAGAAAAGCACGGACATTGTAAACAGCAGGGACTATAATCTTGGGGTGATAGCTTCATGTGATGAGATGCTGACTATGCTGAACCCAGAATTTGCTGAGAAGCAGAGGCAGGAGCAGGAGATTAATATTCTAAAAGGGCAGATGCAGGAAATGAGTAAGAATATGTCAGATCTTATGGTTCTGAACAGGCAGTTGATGGAACAGCTTGGTGTAAATGCTGAAGCATCTAAAAACAAGAAATAATTATGGGAATGTGGGAAATATTGGAAGAAGGTCGTGACGATTACGGACGCGGCTTCGGAATGAGAGGCAATGAGGTGGAAGAAGCCTATAAGGAAGGTTGCCGTCATGGTTATGAGAAAGCCATGAAAGAGATGCGCGGAGAGATGGGTTTCCGTGAAGGTGGAAGAAGCTATTCAAGCGGTGGAAGTTCTTCAGGGATGGATGAACGCAGATATCCTGGATACTTTCCTGAATATCCGCGTATGGATGAAATGGGCGAACGCAGACGCAGACGCGCTAACGGTGAATTCTATTAATAACGGAGGGGTGGAATGCCCCTCTTTTTAAATTAAGGTTATGGAACAAAGATTGGACACATACAGCAGATTCCCATCAGGCATGAGGGAATATTTGGAAGCATACGGATTTCATTTCAGCAAAAAACTTTATGAATGGGCCGTCTCAAAAATGAAAGTGAAAGACGAAGCGACAGGAAAGGAAAAGAAGCTGGAACCGTGGAGCAAAGACGAAGTGGACGACATGCTGAAAGCGAACGGAATTATCATTGAACACGACAAGGGGTATGACGTTGCTTATGTTGCAAACATGTTGAAAGCGGATTTCTATAAAAAATCATTGGTTGACGAGGCACACTTATGCAAGCACATAAAGTGCTACCTTGATGATATTGACGGAGACCCTTGCAGGGCATTTGACGAGTTTTTTGCAACCTGTATCGGTAAAGGGATTCCTGTTATCTGGTCGGATGTGATATGATTGTCCAGGAGTTCTACATACCGAAATATGGGGACTGGCACGTCAAGGTATATTATGCGGTGCATACCTACTGGGCCAAGGATATCATTGCGAACCTGTATCGTATAGGATGCAGTGGTAATTTTCTCAAACAGGCGTACCGTAATCTTACAGACGGCAGGATGAATACCGGCCTTACCTATTCTGACTACAGGAGAAGAGAAACGGTGATGGTTATTTCCCTTACATCTACCCCTGAAGAGTTTCAAAATTCGTGGGACCACGAAAAAGGTCATTTATGCCGGCACATCTCCAAGGCTTTCGGAATCGACCCTTATGGCGAGGAAGCGCAATATCTCAGCGGATATGTCGGTCAGAAGATGTTTCCTGTCGCCAAGAAATTCTTGTGCGAACATTGCAGAAAGGGACTGGAAAAATAATAATCGAATAGAAGCGTTCTTTGACTTGTTGGAGCCACCGCTTACACCTATTGTATTTCTTTGCAAAATATGATTATGAAATTTAAGCGGTAATTCCACACAAGACATTACCGCTTTTTTAATGTCTGAAACTAGTTATGAAAGAAGATAAGTTGAACATATTACTTGAACAGGCCGATGATGTTCCTCATTGGATGTTTTGCCAATTGCTAGCCATGATAGAATGGAACGTATAGAAAGGTTTATCTACAGGCTGATACCCTTTGTCGTATTGATAAGGGTTATATCGTTGTGCTCAAATCTTCATTAGCATTATGTCAGCTTTCATGTACCTATGACTATACCGCCATAGGCACCATATCTTTCCTTGAATTTTTCATCCATAAATAACTATTTATATTCCTCCACTAATTTCCTAAACTCCATTTCCGCATCCACGGCTCTTTTCTTAGCTTCTTCCATTTTGGTAAACTCTTCTTCGGAGATAGTGTGGCATCCATCTAGCCATGAGCTATAATTACAGCTTGATATGCCCAAATATGAGCAACGCATGGTGTAGTCATACCACTTGATAAGCTCGTCCTCGTGAGGGTCTTCTTTCAATTCTGTAACAATAACGTCCATATTGAAAAAGTAATCGCCACAACATGCAATACCTCCTATATCCTCCGCTACCCAGCTTTCTTTTGCATCCTTATAGTCAAACTCGTGTTTGTCACAAAAGATTTTTAGCAACTTGTTACAGGCGTTGTAATACTCCTGCAACGCATCAGTTATCACTTGTTTGCTTGTATAATTACAATCCATATTCTTTCATTTTATTTCTTAACGTTGTGACGCTCACTCCTAACATCTTAGCCATTTTCGCTTGGGGCATCCCATCAGCGATGGCGGTTTGAATCTCTTCCTTGGGAATGTTGATTCTTGCCGCTTTCGCAGGGTAATTGACATTCTCCCCATTCATTATATCCAAGTACTTATGTTTGTATTCCTCATTGCATTTATCCTTCGTCACATAAATGACAGTAGTATTGTTTATTCGTAGAGGGTATTTCCTCTTCTCCTTACCAAGACACTTGTTTATTGCTTTGTCCAAATCATCCGAATTATTTGTAATGTCGGGTTTATGCCGTTTATCAGGATTATCTTTTTTTCTTTCATTTAACTCTCTATCTGTTGCTCTCATCTTATTATCTTTATTTTGTTATACCAGTGTGAAGAAAAAGGGAACCATCCAATTAAGAATGATTCCCCGAAAATGGTTACTTTATATAGTTTGCTCATGGTTATTTCTTTTTCAAATTAGACATCACACAACCAATCACTTCATAAATAAAAATGGCAAGAAAAATAGTTGTCCATGGATATTGGTTCACCAGTTCATAAAATTCTCTCATAGTTAATACAACTTTCCGTTCAACATTGGTCTTAATTCATTGTATCTCATCTTCTGATTAACATTTTTATACATATTTCCAAATATATCCATTACTATGTTTCCTTTTTCCATTGCAAACTACGCTTATTAATGAATCTTTTATTCCAAGTTCTCTAAATATCTGTTTGGAAGATTCCCATACTTTAATTAAAGTACCATCCAAAGAAAATTGCGCTACTCTTTTAGGAATGTGAGCTTTCTGATATATTAATACTTTTGAATCTATTACTTCTTTTGAGTAATTCTTTTCAAAACACCAAATATATCCATACATGGATGTTGTTCTCCCATAACAACATGAGCTAACATTTGAATGACGGAATCCTAATTGCCTTTCTATTTCACATAAAGAATCCCATCTTTTAATAAATTCCCCACATAATGAAAATTGGAAAACGGGTAGTGATTTAGAAGGTGAGTTTCTCCCACTCATCCCAACTCTAATGTTGTGGGTACCATGATTGCAATTTTCTTTAGCGGAGCACCATTCAAGATTTTCACATTTGTTGTTTAACTTGTTCTCATCAATATGATTTACTTGTGGTTTGCCTTTTGGATTTGGGATAAACGCTTTTGCAACTAATCTATGAATTTTTACTGTTTTCTTTAAATTAGGAGATCTTAAAGTTACGTATGGGTATCCTCTTTTCCCAGTTCTATATTTTAATATTTTTCCACAAAATGGCATATTTTCCCCATTCTTAGACAAAATAGTTCTATCCAAAGATTTTACTCTACCTAAGTTTGAAACTTTATAATGTCCTTCAAATCCTGAAACATCTTTCCATATTTCATATTCATCACTCAGTTCTTTATCGTGGAAACCGTGCTCACAGGCTGTCTTATAAGCACGATTTCTTAATTCGTTCAAGTTAATATGTTCCATAATCATATAAGTTTTAATGCTTCCAAAATACCAGCTTCAAGTGCTTTTTCGTAGGTATCATATACCGGATAGCCGTTCCCTTTGTTTAATTCAGTCACTGTCTTCTGTTGGAGCATTGATTAGCGATACATTTCTATAACCACTCTATTTTCTTTCTCTCCGTCATCAGGGTGTACGTCTGTATAGTCAATGACCGAAAAATCAAATAAATCCGGAGAAAATACAGTTTCATACCCACCTGAATTTTGAATGATGTTGATTTCCGCATTCTTATCATTCACAAGCATTAATTCGTCTATTAAATCTTGTACAGTATTTATCTTCTTCATATTTAAATACAATTATCAATATAAGTCTGTTTATCAACCATATCGTCTTCTGATTTTTCAATAAGTTTGCAAAATGTAAAAACATCACAAATGTGTTCTTCAATTATTATATATAAACCGTATCTTATATGGTATCTACATATAACATTATCACTCCAATCAATATGTTCCAGAACTTCATTTGCTATCTCATCACAAACACAAATAAAGTCTAAATATTTATTTATAGCTGGTGTTATTTTGCCAAAAATCTTATCACTTTTCATGTTTTAATCCTCCTCTTTGGCGTTATCATCATAAATAAAGTCAGCAGAATCTAATTGGGCTTCTGTAATTTCAACCTCGTTTTCATCCTGCCAATGCGTTATCCGTAAATGAATTTTCTTACTATCTGCATCGGTTAAAAACCCATGTACACGAAGATATGCACGACAAAGGTTTGCTATCGCTAATTTCCTTCTATTATCACTTTCCATGATTACTTTTTTTTATTGTTAATACAATTCTCTATTTTACTCATTGATTGTCGCATATCGAATTTGAAGCTGCCTAAAATCCTTTTAGCCTTAATTCCACATAAAGAACAAACTACAATGTCATAACCTTCTTTATCGCTTACAACATTTTGTTTCACCCAATGATGGTTGGGGCTTATTTGGGAATAAGACTTTGATTTACGATTTTCTGATTTTATATCCTTATCTGATAACCTGTCTTTCCCGCACATTGTTTTAATGCGAGCTAAAGCAGCAAAAGCAAGTGCAGCACCTTCACCGCATTTGAATTTCAAATGATTATCAAAGGCTTTCTTGTCAAACCCAAAATCTTTCCCACATCCAGGGCATCTATAACCCATATCTCAATTCTCCTTTCAAATATCCGTTCTCAGCACACCAACAAAGCATTTTATAAGCCGATTCTAAAATTGTAGATTCACTGAAAAAGACTAATTGTTCAATATCTCCATCATCATAGAATACACTTACGCCAGTTTCGTGATAATAGATGTTCAATTCAAACTCATAATCATCTGTAATGATACACTTGGGCAATTTGTCGAGAATATCCTGCAAGGTGAACGTAGGAAGTACTTCATAGGAAGTAAAACCACAAGTCATAAATTCTTTTTGCAAACTTAAAAACCAATTTCCTTTTGACTCATCTCTAATGTCAGAGCCATGTGACCTTCTTACCCAATACACACTTGCATCACTCACATCCAATCCAAGTGATTGTAAATTCTTCATTTGGTCAATTGATAATACTATCTGTTTCATTGTTGTTCCTCCTTTTCTACTTTTTTTACTTTGCCACGGTTGGTAAAACCATGACAACTAAATATATTACATAACCATTCATCGCATAAGTTATCTGTTTTATTACACTCTTCATGCAAAGAACATGTTTTACATACATCAGGGATAAAATCCTCTATCATTTCATGCAGCACTCCATCAATTATTATTCCGTTCTTTACTTCCATAATCCTATCATTTAAATCATTTTACAAATTAAATCAATCAGTAATAAGGATAGAGTAATACAAGATAGGTATTTCCATAGCTTTACTTTTCGTTGGTAATATTTCTCTTTCTCATTATACAGCTTATTTACCAATTTTTGACAATCCTCTTTGTAATGCTTAAATTTGTCATTAACATAATCCGAAATATCGTCAACAATGCTATATTTTATCTCTTCCGGTATGGACATAGAGTATCCACGTTCACCGTAATTTAGTTCAGATACAACAGAATAATATCTTAATCTCTCTACACCGTTTATTTTAAATTCCAGTTTAATAGGGTTCATGCCATCATTAAGATATGCCAAAAATTTCTTTTCCGCTAATTCTTCTATCTCCTTTTCATTTAAGTTTGCCATACGTTCTGTTTCGCGAAGATAATCTTCATCCACAACAAAGGCATTTGCCTCAAACCTATATCTAAAACCTACTCTGTCACTCATCTTTTATCTGTTTTAATTATTACTTGATTGGTGTATTCAGGTCTTATTACAATAGCCGAATCACAGCAATTCACTTCTAATTCACCAAGGCTATCTAGGGAAATTATAAACCTTTCTCCCTTTTTGTTGAAAACATAAATACCGCTTGTTGTTTCTTCTATATTTTCTTCTTCTCTATGATTAACAATACTATAAAATAACATAATCACTTTTCCTCCTTAACTTTTATGTTTATCAATAATTGCTTTGCCTTCCATTCTGCACCAGCGATAAATCCTTCTTTAAATTCATCTGCACCACATTCACAGCAATCAAATGCTGTGTTGTGTCCATTACAGTATATGCAATAGTTACGCTCTTCGCACGGATATTCTCCATTGCAGTTATAATGTTTATGAATGGCTTCTCTTGTCACTTCTTCTACTGTCTGTTTCATAACCTAATTGTTTATCGAAAATTTTAATACATTCGAACGAACTTCGCAGGGTGCAAATCTATTTAACTCACGGATTCCCGCCGTGCCTGCCAGTTCGTTATAGTTTTAATCAACTTCCTTTAATTCTCCGCCAACCAACATATACCATGTGTCAGCCTTAACTTTCTTTCCGTCAACTACTACAGCTTTCCAATCGACAATATCATACGTTTCATTATCTTCTTCTGCTATAACCAAAATTGCGCCCATTCCGCCTCTTACCTTGACATTGTTACCTCTTACCACTGACAGGCCATTTAATCCGGATAAAGCCTTTCCTCTTGACGTGGCAGCACCTCTATCACCAGCCGTGGCAGCACCGCCATTACCAGCCGTGGCAGCACCGTAATTACCAGCAGTGGCAGCACCGTAATCACCAGCCGTGGCAGCACCGTAATT